TAGCAGAAAGCTGGAGTGTTCGGGGACATTATAGACATTATAAGAGCGGAAAGGTAATTTTTATCGAAGGATTCGAAAAAGGCAAAAATCGCGGACATGCACCACAGAAGAAAAAAAGATATGAACTTTAGTAAGGCACCTTACTAAAGTTTTTTATCAATTTTTCAAGGCAAATTTGAACGAAATCGGGAGCAAAAATTGAAATTCTGTGTAACCGATTTTTGAATTTCAAAATTGCATATGACGTGGGTTTCAAAAATTTCACATTATATTTTATGAGAAAATTTTTTCAATTTTTAGAGTAAGATTTAAACAAAATCTGAACCAAATTTTGAGATTTTTTAAAATTGAAATTGTGAATACAAAAAGTCAACCCACGGGGGTAAAGAAAAATTTTACCTATATTCCGTGGGTTTTAAATTAGTTTATAAAAATAATTGGCTTATCATCATCAAAAAGATTGCTCACAACTTCTTGTCCTTTATCCACTAAATAGCAAGAAACTTTCTGAAATCGCCTAAGACCCTTAATGATTTCGTATTTGTTATTAATTCTATAGATAGTTCCTGCAAAATTGCCTTTATTAACAGGAATATAAGATTGCATAGCAAGTGGAGCTGGTACACATTTATCAAGCTCCTTGAGCTCTATAATATCTACTGCTTCAATCTTGCACAAATCACCATATTCACCCAATGATGGATATACCGGCGGATTTAGTAAAGCATGGTATATATCATCTATGTCACTATCATCAGCTTTGATGTATATAGTTGTATATAAATCAACTAGCATTAGATGATATTTAACTGTACTAACCCAGCCGGTATGGCTTCCGTCTGCATAATCTGTTATAACATCCCAACGCTTAAGCATTTCATCGCTAATTTTGTTGAAATTATAGCCACCGTGCCATTCTTTTTGCACCTTAGTATTATAAATTCCTTTGCCAGTAACAAAATAATCTAATTTATGATACCTTTTCCATTGACACATTGAATGAATAAACCCATTAACTGTGCTAAATGGTGGCAAAAGGTAGCAATCTGCACCTTTTGGTGCTGATGGATTATTGAATCTAGCCATTTCTTGATACATTTTTAATCTTACAACTCTCATAATAAAACCTCTAAAATAAAATAAGTTGCACCTATACAAAAATGTATCAATGCAACTTTCCACTATGGTTCTATTAAGGTAAAATGATATATTAATTATCAATTGTTTACATCTATTAAATAATAGCATTTTTAAATATTATTGTCAACACAACAACTTTCTGTATAAATTAATGCTTTACTTGAATACCGGCATTGACTAAGCTCATATATCAATAATTCTTTTGTCATAGTCGGATTAGTCTTTTGAATTATCTTTAACAGCTCATCAATACTCATTATCCCACTCTCCTAACTGCTCCAAGCACCATATCAACAATATCAAACACTTCATCTCCATAAGTTGCTACAAAATCACACAATATCTCTTCCTGTTCAATCGGCAAATGCACATCATAGGACATACAGATTGCGTGACATACTTCGTGTATCAGCACTTTGCGTTGCATAAATCCACGCAAGGCATTTGACAGATAAATTGTATGTGTATTTCTATCAGTTACACCTAGCACAGAAACATTGTCTGACCGCTTTAATTCACTTGAATTTGAATTTTCATATTGTACTTGCCACATTGTGCCATTAATGCTAAAAATCATCTGTATGCTCCTTTCTGAATAAAACAGGCTATGAATATTGCTACTCATAGCCCTTAAAATCATATCTTAGACACAAGAGTACTTAACTTTGTTCTAAGCAAGTTCTTCTCTTCTGCCGACATATCAGCCACCATACCTGTAATGTCGCTTGCAAGTTCCTTAGTATAGCTGTCAAGTGACTTCATCTTGTGCTCCTTATCTTCTGGCGTGTTATTCTTGTGCATTTCCTTAGTTTCTGTGTAGTTTCTCTTTGCTCTGTCGTAATTACTTTCAGACATTGGCTCTGTATAGTACATCTTGCCATAATCTCTATCCATATCCCTCATATGCTCTGCTTCTGGGTACATGTGCATATAAGGTGGTTCTTCATATCCTCTGCGATATGTTCCTTTACCTTTAGGGGCGAATCTGCCATTTGCATAGCGGTAGTGGTCATAGTATCTTCTGCCGCTTTCTTCGCCATATTCAGCCTTAAGGCTCCTTAGAAGCTCTTTATCGTACTCTTCTTCCTCTTCATCAGCTTTTTTCATAGACTTAACGATAACTGCACGATATTCAGCTTCGCATAAATCCTTAATCATATCCACAGCTTCTGACATTTCCTCAACATTTACATTTTCAATGCCCTTATCAAGTTCAGATAGTGTCTTTTCGGTAAGGCACTCAACCATTTTGTGTATTCTTTCAATATGCATAGTTGTTTACCTCACTTTCTTAACCTATTCTGTTGATTGTGATATTTGCATTAGCCACACTAATAGCCTGTGTAGATGTATTCTTAACAGAGATTGCCTGACAGCAACCACAAGAAAGCCATACATCTGTAGCCATAGAAACATTGTTAAATGCTTCAACTGCTGTCGGTGTAGAAATTGCCAGCGTAGATAAGTCTGGCTCGCCCTCGACGGCAATAGCTAATGAAATTGCTTCTGCAGTTCCGCCTGTAGGAACCGCAATATTTCCATTAAATTCTACTCTGTACTTTGCCTTGCAAGTGTTAGTAGCACCTTTAAGGTTGATTAATCCGCTTCCTGTTCTGTGCGAAATATATCCTTTGTTGCATACAGATGTTGGTGCATCTGTAAATAATACATTTCCGTTTACCGCAACTGTCTGTGTTGCAACATTTGAAAATTCAGCCATAATAAAAACCTCCTTATTTCATTTCTCCTATTGTTTTAGGTTTCTCTTCTTTTGAAGTTTTTACTCCCATTGAAACCATAGACTCTTTAAGCAATTCTGTATAATCTTTCTTCGCCATCTTATCTACTGTATCAGAAATTTCTGATACAGTTTTTAATTCATAGATATTAAGCTTATTAAAATCTATGCTTTTAATTGCTTCTATAAACTTATTTTTTAATTCTTCCATTTTAGAAACCTCCAGATAATTAAAATAAGGGCAAACATTATAGCCTGCCCTTTGATTATAAGTAATACTGCTTAGCAGACATAATCGAGTTAAACTCAATTAAGATACTCAATTATTTAGTTTTAGCAATTACAGCCGGTATTGCAACCGTATCCATAAGCATAAGCGTTAGGATTAGGCACAACATAAGCTGGAATAGCTGTAGGATTTACAGAGTTGACAATCTGCTGTGCCTGTGCTGTCATTGCAGTAGTAAGAAGTGCATTCTGTCTATCCTGTGAAGCAGAAAGTTCAAGTCTCTGCACCTTATCTCTCAAATCTGCATTTTCCTTTGTACATAAGTAATCAAGAATAGCCCTCGTTCCTGCCTGCTGGCTGTCAATAATATCTCTTGCGTTATTGTTCATTGTGTTCTGTAAAGCACAAGTGTTAGTTGCCATGTTGTAGTTTACACCCTGAATGGCTTCCCTTGTCTCGCAGCAACAGTTAGCAAGCTGCGCCTGTAAAGCGTTGGTATTCTGCATATTAGCGACTGTATCAGCGTTAATAGCCTGCTGTATGCCATAGCCTGTCTGCATGATATTTGTGTTAATACCATTAAAGCCGGTAAGCATACTGTTATTCATGGCATAAAAGCCATCACAAAGCCCGTTGGAAATGCCGTCTAACTTGCTGATAACTGCTGAATTATCAAATCCTCTCTGAATATCAGCTTGTGTAGCCGCTGTCGCAACATAGCCACCGCCATTATTACCGCCAAATCCGCCAAATCCGCCAAATCCACCATTGCCCCATCCAAAGAGTAATGCGAATACAACGATTATCCAAAGCCATCCACCGTCAGCCCATCCGCCGTTATTGCCGTTGCCGTCAATATTAGCGACTAATGGTACGCTGGCACAATTTGAGTTTGAAAACATATTGTTACCTCCTAAAAATATATTCATAAAGATGTCACCTAGGTAGTTTGCAAAGACATCTAATATGCTGCTAATTACCAAATCTGCTTTTTATCTGATTAAATACATCATCTGCATTTAACCCCTTTTCTTTGCATAAATTTCTAGCCATCTGCTCTATGCCTTGCATATTGCCCTGTTGTGCCATCTGCATAGTGTTTTTCATCATAGGATTGCTCATAATCTGATTATTCCCCATCATCTGTTGTATAAACTGTTGCGGGCCAGCTTTCATCATCTGAAAAATGTTAATTGGGTTCATTCTTCATCACCGCCTTTACTTTGAGTTTTTGAAGTTTTTCTCTGTGTTCCTAAAGATTTATCAAATCTATCTTCCAACTGTCCTATTTTCTCCGATAACTCTTCAAACTTATTTAAGAATAGCTGTGTGCTTTCGTCTGATAGGGTAAATTTAGCGTTTTCTGCGTTAGACATAGAATTTACTGTCTGATTATCTTTTGGGGCTGTATAAGGCTTATACACAATTGTTCTAATTGTTCCGTCAGCATTCCAACCCTTAACGTAAATCTCTGACATATCCTGCTTAGGGAAAAAAGCCATTGAGCCATCCATAGGCACTTCATTAGCGTTAATATTTTCAACCGCCTGTACTATTCTTCCGTTAATGCCTACTATCTGCTGTGGCATAGGTTGTTGATTTGCTAAGGACATTTGTGTCCCTGCCACTGGCTGTTGTAAGCTCTGTTGATAATTTTGCAAAAAGTTCATTCTATCCGCATATGGATTCTGCATAGGCATATAATTATTATTCATCATAGGTGTTGTCTGATAAGGATTGTTTATCATCGTCTACCTCCTCCAAGACTTCTTCAATTGCGTGGATAACAAGAGATAATGTTACTAAGTCAAGTTTCTGCAATTCTTCTTTACTCAAGATTTTTTCTCTAACTTCGTCTGAAAACATGCACATTACCTCTCTTTCTGACTTAATTTTTACACAAAAAAAGACGGATTAACCGTCATGTTTCCGACAGTTATCCGCCAAAAATAAGCAAAAAAATAACGCCATTACGGCGTTTGCTAAACTTCTATGATTACTTTCTTGATTACCTCTTTATTTTCCTGCAAAAAGACGATGTTCAAAAAATCTCCTTTCATTCAGTGTTTATGCGGGCTTGCAGTGTTTCTTCTCCTTGAAAAAATAGCAGGGGATGAGAGAATCGAACTGCATTGACCACTCCCTTATTCCGCTCTATTACTGGATTCACAGCTTTGTACCTTGATTACTTTGATTACTTTGTAATCAAAATCCTAATAATTAATAGCATTATTAACTTGCTCAATCTTAGTTCTATCAGTCTTATTACTGTAAATGTAATATTTTCTTGTTGTCTCAATGCTTGTATGCCCCATCATTTCTGTTATAACAGTGTCGCTCACGCAATTATCATACAACGCAACACTGTATGCCCGGCGGACTTTGTGTGTGGAACGATAATTAATGTCCAGTGCCTTACATATCTTATGCAACTTTCTGTTAAATGCTTGTTCCTTTATACGCTCTCCCTTTTCTTCAAACATATAAGTTCCAAAAGGATTTAATCTGCGAATTGCCTTAACAGTATTTACAGCTTTATCTGGAATAATTATATCTCTTAATCCTGCGTCAGATTTAGGATAGTCGCTTACTATCTTAGCCCATTTCCCATTTTCATCTCTGACCTTAATTTCTGTTCTTTGTATAGAAATATAATGTTTAATAGTTCCATCTTTCAGTACAGTGTTGTGAATATCAGAAAACTTAAGTGATGATAACTCGCCGGCTCTCATTCCACACTCAAACATAAGTAATAATCCCAGGCTCCTTATATCATATCGTTGCCATAAATATTCTGTGATTCTTGGAATTTCATCCTCGAAATACACCTGTTCCTCTTTCTTTTTCACATTTTTAGTAAAAGCTCTGCGTGATAAATCCAAGTCTCCCATAAATTGTGTGATACTTAGATTTGTATACCCCTTTTTCTTGGCATATTTAAAAATGCCATTAATAAGGATTCGCATATCAGAATATGCCTTATGTGTAAGTTTGCATTCGGCAATAACGGTCTTAATAAAGCATTCTAAGTCATCTTCTATAATGTACTTGATTTTCTTATCTGCCATGTGATATGCTTCATTAGTGAAAAATCTGGCAAAGTTATCATTATACTTATCATATGATTGCTTCTTGATTTCGTGATATTCAAGTTTTTGGTCTACCCATTCCTTGAATACAGTCTTAACTAAAGGTTCATTAGCAAGTTTCTTGTAGTGTTCCACAATTCCATCTTCAAGAGACTCTTGTGTTGAACGCTTTAGCAGCTTCCTGCCGCTTGATGTGCTTTCGTCTGGCAAGTATGTATACCACTTCTCGTCCTTTCCTTGCCAGATTTCATTATTGTGTGCTTTTAAATATTTTTTCCTTTCGTTCATTTCAATTTGTTTTTGAACATCGTCACGAGAGATAATACCATTCTCCAGTACATAATTCAACAACTCTTTGTCTGTTAATTCCAATCACAGCACACCCTTTCAATTTTATTTTTAATGTTTCTTATTCTCCTTTCAAGAGTTCTTTGCGATACGCATAATCGTGCAACTATCTCTTTTTGTGTAAAATTCCGAGAAAGAAGTTTAAATATTCTCTCTTCTTCCTCGGTAAAATTGGCATTTTCCAATATCTTTTCAAGCTCCGGCTTAGTCAGTTCCGATAACTTCATAAGCCATACTCCTTAATATTTAATTTTTATTTTTGTCTCTTCTTCTAATTGTTCAATAAGTTCTTTTGGATCTATAAGTCCTGCATTGAAATCTTCGTTGAATTTATCAATCTCATCAATAAGCCGTTCTAGTCGATTATTTCCAAATCCAAATTTATCATGTAGGACCCATAATAGAATTGTTAAGGCATTACCAAACATTTCTTTATTTTCTTTATTCTTCTGCCTGTTTAATTGAACTCTCATCATTTGTTCCTGAAATCTTCGTTGTTCCGACTTGCTCATTGTTCTTAACCTCTAGCTTTTCAATTATTAGTTTATTATCCTGCGGATATATTTTATATACATCCCCTGCGCTTATGATACCTTGTCGCATAAACTTAGGCGGTATTGAAACTCGTCCGCAATTATCCATTTTGCGGATAACCATGTCTTTCTCGACATCTTTTTCAGTTATCCCATAATTTTTCCGATATGCTTTAAAGGTACTATATGGCATTCCGATTTTTTCTGTCATGCGTTTGTTGAGTTTCGCCGACCTTTTTCTTGCTAAAACTTTGGCACTTTCTTTAGAATTATATCTTTGATTCCATTCTGTGACCTTGCCACTCTCAACATATTCACACAACTTAGCTTTGCCTTTTTCAGAATTGCGATAGCGTTTTTGGTTTATATACTGCCTGCGCTGTTTATCTGTCTTATTCTCTATAGAATTTTCTGTGTCAATTTTAGCATCTCTGTTAAAATCTTCTTTTTCTGGCATGTCATACTCGCAATCATCTAAAGTACAGTTAAAGCAATCGGGATAAATACAATTTTTTGGTTTCATAATTTTACCTCATGGCGTTTATTCTTTCTTGAATATCTTTAGGTGCTTCAATATAGCCCTCTAAACCTTCTTTTTGACCGATAAGGTTGCTATTTTTATTATTAAGTGTATTTATACCTCTTTGGAATTTTTGCTCGATTTGAGCCTTATACGAATTTGCATTCGCCTTTTCGATAAGTGATTTGATATTGTCCGGCATGCGATTTATTTCATTCGCGCGCTTAACAACTGTTTCGTAAGTTCTTAAGAAATTCGATTGTATTACTGTTTCTATCGTCTGATAATCTGATGTCGCCCAGTTTTTAAGGTTATCTGGCATACCAACCGCTTGCCTGACAAGTGGTGGTAGCTTGTTGAATTCTTCAACCGCCCCATAAGTACCATTCCGTAACGCCTTACTAACCAGCCCCCAAGCTGTCATTCCGTCAAGTTCCTGCGGCTGTGATATAGTCTGTATTTTACCTATCAGCTGTCCTATACTTGGGGCAAATCCGCTTATATCAGAGTTGATGTATGCTTTAAGTGCGACTGATACTTGTTCATAACTGTAATTTTCCAACATCATATTCCACACATCTACTGTTTCTGATAGGTTGTTAGGCTTGTAGTTAGGGTAGCAATCACACATAATGCGGATAATTTTAACTGTTTCTTCTCTTGTCATTGCTGCCTCCTTTCAATTGATTAGAAATAGTATCTAGTTTGTCACATATAATAGCACTATTAATTGCAATTGTTTTTAAGAGTGATTCAACCTTTCCGTTGTACGGATAATCACTTCTAAAATTTATTTTGTTGAGTGTATCATCTATTCTGCTCATTCTTATCACCCTTTTTACACATTATCCCAGTCAATAGCACCCTTACTAAAATTCTGATTGCCTTGCTTTTCGGAAACGACATTCTGATTAAGGTAACTCTCAAACTTCGTGCCAAACAAGGTATCTGGTCTTAAATATCTTTCCCTTTCAGTTCCAAGCCATTCATTAACTTTTTTATCTATGACTGTGTAAAAATCCCGTTCAGTATATCCCTCTTTGATTCTTGCCCCGATATGCTTCTTAGTATTAGGCGTATTGTATCTATATCTGGTATTACATCTGTTATTTAAGTAACTAATAATATTTATATATATATTATTATCTATATTATCTTTCCTTTTATTTACTATATTATTATTAACAGAAACAGAATCAGATACAGTATCAGAATCAGTATCAGAAACAGATGTCTCCATAGGGTATGTATACCCTATGTATAGGGTATCATTTTTAATAGAATCAACCATATCATTAACATATTTTCTAAATTCATCAGATTTAATATGTTTGGCAACTCCTAAAACCCCTGTCAAGACTTTCTCTGATTTGCTCCAATTATACTTATACCAATGTAATATCAGCACTTCTTTAGTTTCTGAATCAAACTTAATAACCTTGTGTACCTTATCAAACCTTTCTAACAGTTTGATAACAGTATCTTTGTTATAACCTGTCTGCCTTGTCATTTGCGAATAACTAACCTCATAACACCCACATATATTTGTCTGTGGATTTGTTAGCAAATATATGTAGAAATACTTGTCCTCTGGCGTAAAATCATCTTCAACCTTGTTATCGGTCCAAAATGATAATTGAACATTTCTATATATTGCCATATCATTGCTCCTATTCTTCAAGTTCTGCCATTATCACTTCACTAAATCGTTGATATTAACTCTGAATCCGTCAAATTCCTTGCCTTTACTTCTAACATAGGCAGACGTATCAAAGAACATCAAGTTACCACTATTGTCTGTTGCTATGCTTACACCATTTCTTGTAAGACTGCCTTTGAGTAGGTCAAGTATAATCTGTATCTCCTGCTTTGTTTCGTCTTTCATTATTTACCTCTCCATATCTCTTCATCAAGAATATATTGCCTGATAAATCTATCTGCGTACTGTGGGTGTATCATCGACCTTGCTGTTTTCTTATTGTTCGCCCCTGTTTTTGCATAATGTTCTTTTGACATTGTTCTTATTGCGTCCTTGCATTCGATAGCATTATAACTAATTGGCTCAAAAATAAGATTGTTCTGTGGCTCGCAATTCAAAAACCAATATTGTGTAGGCTTTTTAAAGTAATCTCCGCTATCTCTTCTGTCTCTATCAATTACTGCCGGGAAATAACACCAATATCGTCTTAAAAAATGCTCTTCTGAATAAGGATTCTCCATTACTAGCTTTAATCCTTTTCTCGTGCAAATAATAAACATTTTGTTTACCAAATCATACATAAGTGAAACTTCTTTAAGCAAATTCATATCAAATTCGCATTTTTCTTCTAAAGACCATTTTTTCTGACTTGCCGACTGCCCTCTGAACCACAGCATTATCTGATTTTCAAACCTTATGCAAGGGAAAAACGCAAATATCAAATCATCAGGGCTTATCTTATCAAACAAACTCGGCTCGCCTTGATACCCCCCCTCTATTTCTTTAAAAAGGTCAGTAACATAGTCGGTTTCGTTAAATTCATTCTGAATATCATAGTCGTAGGCTTCAATTCCATACTTCTTGAAAGCATTCTTGAATGTTCCTGACTGTTCAAATAAGCAATGTACTTTCATTCTAAATCTACCAAAAGGAAACCGTGGTTTTATGTGCGCACAACCTATTCCTTTCTTTGGTTTTTAGTTAGTTAAATCTGTTTCTCGGAAGAGTAAAATCTATTCTCTGACCGCAGTTATAGCACCACTTGTAAGAGTATTTAATAATATCTTCGCCTGTAAAAATCTGGCCGCATACAGGGCATTTATAATCATCTTCGCTGTCCTGTACGGCAATTATATCTTTTTCTTTCAGCTTCTCTTTTAAGTGGTCTAATGCCTCTATGCAATCACTTCTTTTTATTCTGAATCACCCACTTTCTTTCTACAATGCGTTGCCCCAAACTTAGACTTGCCAACATATTCGTAACAATCAACACATTTCCATTTGCCACTCTTTTCCGGTGTATCTGAACATCCATAGTATTTATGGTTCTCGTTGGGATAATCGTTCCAACAATGGCAATTATAGTCTTTACTGATTATCTTCACCCACTTTCAATAAATCCATAAATTTCTCATACTGCTTCTGCGATACCTTGTTATGCTGCTTATCTTCTCTCAATTCGATTTTAAGGTGCTTTTCAGCGATAGAGGATAATTCCCTTGCTAACACCTTTTTGCCTTGCTGTATGCCTTGCATATAGCCTTTAGGTGCTTTTCTCTCACCTATTGAACCACTGGCACGATTTTCTCCTTGACCGCCTAAACTGACATTCCGAAGCTGATAGCCTTTATCTGCATATAGCTTGATGTAATACTTCTCTTTTTCGTCAAGCTGCCTTTCGGAGAAATTCAGAAATTCAACTCGCCAACCATAAGGATTTTTCTCTTTGTCGTACAGCTTATGTTTGCGTAAACTAAGGTCTATATGCTGTTCATAACCTACAAGGTGGCTTGCCAATCTGCTAAGTGTATGTACTGCCTGTCCGATATACGCATACTTAAATCCGTTTTCATCTTCTCGGAGCAAGAAGTATATTCCACTTTTATCATTCAGTTTTGGATTCAGCTTCAATAGTCGCTTTTTATTTTCCTGTTCTACCGCCTTGGCTCTTGCTATGTTTTGATAATTCAAGAATTGCCACCTGCCTTTACTATCTCTATTGCCTTTTCAAGAAGAATAAGATAATTATTGCTGTTGCCACTTCCATACAGTTTTACAGAAGAGCCTGTTTTCAACTGCTCCGCAACTCTATCAATGTCATAAACTGTCGGCTGATTATCAACAAAATCAAGAATCGCTTTCATCTGGCTTTTGTTATAGTGTTGCTCCTGAAAATTTAAGTTATCTGCGTCAATTAATCTCATTCTTCATCGCTCCAATCTAATTTTTGACCGCAATCCCAGCAAAACACTGTATTCTGCCGTTCGTTCATGTATTTTTCTAAACGTGCATTTCCACAAGTAGGGCATACATAAGCATATACTTTTTTTAATACACCTCTGTACGAATCGGTTTTTCTCGGCTTCTTTGGTATCCGCTTTTCAAGTGCCTGTATTGCCATTTCGTTAGCCTTGTAATCATCTTCTGTAAACTTGCAATCGTTGTTCTTGTCCGTAATCTGCATATATAATCGCATATTTTTCAGTTTTTCTATTGCTTCATTCTCTTTCATACTCACACCTCTTTAATTAAATGGTAATCCCTCGTCTGCTACGCCATCTGGAATTGACATAAAGCTGTCTGAACTAGCATTACCGCCCATAATTCCGTTGTTATTATTGTTCTGCTGATTGGCACGACTTTCGCAAAATTCGTGTCTTTCAACAACGCAATCATTAGTGTAGACTTTCTGTCCGTCTTTGTTAGTGTAGTTGCCTGTTTGCCATCTACCCTCAACGATAATCTTAGTTCCCTGATGTAAATACTTCTCTGCAAACTCCCCATTCTTGCCAAATGCGATACAGTTAATAAAGTCTGCTGCCTGTTCGCCCTCTTTCTTAAAAGCTCTGTCAACAGCTAATGTATACCTTGCTACTGCCATACTTCCGTTTGCTGTCTGTGAATATCTAATCTCCGGGTCTCTAGTCAGTCTCCCACATAAAATTATACGATTCATTACTTTTCCTCACTTTCTAATAACTCTTTATTGTCAAAAATATTGCCGATAACTACTATTCTTTGAATATCTTCAACCGCCCAATAATACAAATCTTTTCTCCATAAGTTGTTTTTTAACCATTCAATTCGCCATTCTGATTTATCCCATATAACTTTCGCTGTTCCAACTTTGCATCTGATAATATCATTCTCCCAAATCAGCTTATCATTTCATCTTTCAAGCCTGTGCATTGGCATATTGTGGATGGGTCTACTTCAATAGCATATATTTCAGCAGTCCACATGTTTTCTTCTAAATAATGAACTCTTAAAAGATTTTCATTATCCTTTATCAGAATTACCTGTTTCCTTTCGATTTCAAAAGGTACTCCTTGCACCCATTCTCCATTGTCAAGTCTCTTTGCCTTGAATAAATATCTATCTTCCATATTCTCTCCTATTCTGTTTTTGATTGAAGCCATTCAAATATTGTTGGTGCTTTTGCTCGGCAATCTTTGCAAGAAATTTCATTTCGCCCGCAACCTTTATCTGCATATCCTATAAAATCTACAAAGCAACTGCATTCCATTTTCTGCATAAACTCCGCTAACTCTTCATCAGACATGCTTCTAATTTTCTCTGCATTTGTCATATCAACGCTCCTATTCCACTTCTGATTGAAGCCATTCCATACAACTAGTTTCTCCCTCGTATTCTTTGCCGAATGTGTTCTTAAAAGTTATAAGAAACTCTGTCAATTCTTCATCCGACATATTCCTTATTCTGTCGGCATTGGTCTCGGACTTGCTTTCTCTTATAAACTTGCATATCAAAGGATAATCTTTATTCATAATTGATAAATGCTCTTCACTACCACCTTTTTTGTAGATAATTACTGTATCTTTATCTTTTTTTGCTCTTAAGATTTCATATGGATTTTTAGATGTTGGCAAAATCATATATCCCTGTTTTTCAAGCCAGCTTTCAAAATCTTTTAATTTGTTCATGTGTAATAATGCTCTAATTGCCATTTTCTTCACCTCTCAATTCTTTTAGTTTTGCTTCGGCTTCTTTTCTTGTAAGAAATACTGTTTTGCCGAATTCCAATATGTCAAAGTAACTAAAAATTGACTTTGTTACCTTGTGCTTACGGACTGTTCGACAATATATCTTTCCTTTTACTACTACTTTTTCCTGAACATCATCCCACCAAGTAATGTTGTAAACTTCATCTCCAATTTTACAAGGCAATTTCACAAGTCTTCCTTGTTCCTCTAACTGCTGATATTCTTTGAATTTTTCAAGCCACTCAACTAACTGTTCATGGTCTTTTGTGAGTTTAACATAAGCTGCATACATAGGATTACCCCTCTTAAAAAAGCACGCACGATATTTATATTCTTCCGCTTTTTCTTTTGTGTATTCTATAAATTCATCAATATTCATTTCTACTCCTTTCTAAAACGGACATTCGCTAGGATTTTTCAAATCCCAACTTTTCCCTGCTGCCGCAACATCTACATTTGCCCCACAAGTAACTTTTTTCATCTTCTCGATAAAACTATCTCTATCAGAATTTTCGCTTGATAGATGGCACATTATGACGTTCTGCAAGCTATCTGAATAATTTGCCTTAACAAAATCGCAAGCTGTGTCAATGGATAAGTGACCTCTGAATACGTGATTAGCTTTACTTTGGTTATCCCTGTCGATTAAATCCTTGTCATAATTCACGCCTAAGAGAATGTGGTTTATGTCTTTAAATCTCCACTTGACAACCTCACAATCGGTTATGTAAAGCATTCTCCCCATTTCCGGGTGAGTAATCAGAAAGCCGAATATCGGGCAAGGTGTTCCGTCTGCATTGGTGTGCGTCCAGCTTCCGTCTATTGTCGTTAAATCAAAAGGTTTTACTGTAAATCCGCCCATATTCATTGACATATAATCAATCTTCAAATATGGTGCATAAATCGGCATTCCCATTGATTTAAAATCGTTCAATGACCTTGAATGGTCGTCAATAATGCTCGTGTGAAATAAGGCAACCTACTATATTTTTTACATTCCAATCACACATCTTTTTTATGTCTTTAATCCTCATTCCTGCATCAAGAATAAGTGTTTCGTTTTGTGACATAAGAGCGTAAGAATTTCCTTTACTTCCAGTTCCACAACATTTCAATTTGAGCATTACATCACCTCGCTTTCATCTGCAAGTTTCCAAATATATCCGCCCGCCTGTTTTCTAATACCCCCTTTATCATTAAAAGGTTCTTTATTGGCTACTTGTAAAATATTTCTCTGACATATTCCTGTCATCCTACTTGCAACTTCTCCATTTACATATGTAGCGAGTAATACTCCATCCTTAGTGTATTGGCATATTTTTCTTGGCTTCTCATATTTGTTATAATTAACAATTCCTGTAACCACTTGTGGATGCGTTTTTTCCGTTTCTTTTCTGTGTCTCTTTGGATGAATATATTCCAAATTTGAAACGATATTGTTTTGCTTATTTCCGTCTTTATGGTGTACTTGATATCCTTGTGGTCTATCTCCTATAAAATGTTCTGCAACCAATTGATGTATTGCTATTGACTTCTTTTTGTTAGTTACAGAATTTCTTAAAACAATGCGAAGATAATCTCCTGTTGCATTTTGATTTGATAGAATATATCCGCCCTTTGTCTTTTTAAAACTCTTTACTCTTCCGTAATTGGAAATCTGATATTGCCCCTCAAAGCCTTTTATCCACTTCCATTCTTCATCCATACTCACACCTCGATTTCATCATCCTGTGGGAACTGAAAAACAGCATTGTTAATAAAATCTACTTTTGACGGCTGATTTTCTGCTTGCACCATAATGCCACATTTCTTTAATCTTTCAAATTCCTTTACCACATCGTCTGAAATATCAACATTCTGCATTACGATAGGCATACCGACATATGCTTCTCTCAACATTTCCATAGCTTTTAGTGCTTTTTCTTCGGTGGAATACTTCGCTACAAGTCCGTTTGCCATTTCAGAAGGTCTTGCTATTGTATCTCTTATGGCAACAATACAATTATCTTGAGTAAGCCCAAACACAAATAATTCATATGGAACATCTATTGTTCCGTCCTGTGAAATTACTCTCATGGTCTCCAAAACCTCCCACATATTTTGCACTCATATCCCCATCTATGATGCTTACAAATCTTAATCCAGTCGTGTTGATGCATTACTTAATCCTCCTCACTCTGCATAAATGGTGGTAATGTGCTATCTTCTGCCTGTTCTTCGGTTACTTCTGCTGCCGTGGTGTCAACTACATCTGCCTTATCTTCTATAAACTCAACAGTATTAGCATTTTCGGCAATTTCAGCCTGTGTAACCTGATATACCTCATCCATTTCAACCTGCGCCTGTCGTGCCATAGGGTCATAATTCTTAGGGTATTTCCTTGTTGCATTGTTACACATTTTTCTCTGTATCATACTCTCTGGGGTATCAAGCCAAGCACCGCTTATAAAAGGTCTTGCAAGCTCACATTCGAGCATTTCATCTACTGTCTTGCACGCTCTTAAGGCATTGAGAACTTCTTCCTTTTTCTCTTTAATTTTTGCCTTTTCTTCCGGTGTTGCATCATATCTAGTTCTTGCAACTTCTTTCCCATACTGTTTTTTAGTACCTGTAATAATTCCAAATGTAGCATTCAACATATTCTGCTTTACGTGAGATAAGAGGTTTACCTTAACGCTGTCTCTATCAGCAGAAAGATATGTTACTGTTCCGTCTAACAGCTTAACAGGATATACAACTCTTACCGCCTTATCAGATAATCCGTTTTCTTCCCACTCCGGCTCTGTAACTGTAAGCCCTTTATGCTTAGGCGGTATGTACTTGTCACCCTCTTTAATTACCCAATATGGATATACCTGTTTAACATCTTTTCCATAGTTGACAAGCAAAGAATCATAGCCGCTTCCTTCAATGCCCATTTCAACTTGCTGCTGCCAAATTTCTTTTCCGTCGGCATCTTTCCCGATGTTCACATTCCGCAGCTGGAAGTAACATTCTCTCGGATATGCACTTGCGTTAAGTTTAAGGCTTGCGCAACGCTTAACAATGCCCCTTAAATTACTTGTATCAAGGTTTCTCATGTTAATCTTAGGATTGCTCTTAACAAGGTTAAAAATGCTTGTCATGGCTTCCATAGCACATTCCTTGGCGTAATCGTCCATATCCATTCCAACAGCCTTATAATCATTGATAATAAGTCCTGTCATTGTATTGCTCCACTCGCTTAGAGAAGTGGTAAATGCTTTCTTTTCCGCAACTGCTGTATTCTCTGCCATAATTATTCCTCCATAATCTCCAATTTCTCACTATCATTAACAATTAGCATAATCAACTGACTATCCACCATTTCAGCAACTTTCTTCTGATTATCCGTACTAAGGCTTTCAGAATCATCTAAAACAATAGGTACTGACATACCGCTAATCTTCTGGATTGAATTGCAAATATCAACTCTGCCTAAAATCCTGTTACCCTTGTTGCTCATAGTTGTTAAAATGCTTTTTCCGTCAACTGTCGGTATGCAACAACTCTTGTAATTACCATTCTTGGCATATTCAAATAGCTGCCACTTAACTAACCCAAAATGGCTGTTTACTGCTTCTGTTAAGGCTTCATTCTTTGCCTTATCCAGTTCGTCAAGTAAATCAAGGATTTTCTCGGCATTAGCCTTATTCTGTTCAGAATCAATCCTTGTCTGCTTTAATTCTTCAAGTCGCTGTTCATCTGCTGCTGTATCAGACTTTGCAATCTGACTTTCACATTCTGCTAACTGCTGCCTTAAAGCTGTTTCCTGTGACTTTAATTCTGCCTTAATCGCCGAAATATCATTAGCCTTGTGCATAGCTTCTTCTTTTTCTGCTATCTTCTGTTCAAGTGCCTTGTATTCCTCGGTGGCTGATATATCAATCTCCTGTGGAAGTTCTGCTAACTGCTTTTCAAGGTCTGCTAAATCAACTAAATGCTTTTCTAACTTCTGCTTTCTGTCAGCCAATTCCTGTTCAGCTTCAACTAACAATCCTTTGATTTCATCAAGCATTTTCTTAGCTGTGTTGCCCTTATCGGTAATTCTGCTAAGTTCAGTTTCTTTATGTGCCTTAAAATCTGCCTTTAGTTTCTCTTTCTTTTCCTCTGGGTATTCCTGTTTACAATAAGGGCAAATAAGATTATTCTCGTCAAATACACGCTCTTTTTCAGCTTTCCATTCGGTTCTGCTATCATCAAGTGTTTTCTGATATTCAGCTATCTTGTCCTTATCAAAACTAACAACATCTTCTGCGTTGCTGATTGACTTCTTGCTATCCTCAATCACATAATTAAGGTTACTAATCTGTGATTCAAGTTTTCTCCTAGCCTTGATATTTTCTTCATTAGCTTTGCGTGACATATCGCCAAGTTCAAATTTGAGATTAAGAATATCCGAACTAACCTTGTCATATTCAGCCATCAGCTTATCATTGTCAGTCTGCTTTGCCACGCAATCAGCAATCTGTTCTTTAAGGCTGTTCTTCTGTAATTCAAGGTCAGATACTTCAATAGCCTGTTTAAGCTGAATATCTCTTTCCTTTTCCTTAATCTGTCCATCAAGAATAGGCAAATCCTTTGTGATTTTGGTCTTGGTAGCCTTATTCATAGCGGATAATTCCTCTGTCGTATATTTCTCCAATAAAGGAACTAACTCGGCTAATTCAGCTTTCTGTGAAGCTATATCAAGGTCTGTAACATCTCCTACAAGGCTGAATAGGTATTCTCTCATTTCAGCCGGTTTCTGATTAAGAAATGCATTTACATTGCTACACATCTTAAATACATTCATATCAACATCAAGATATGTGTTGAAATCCTTAAGATTCTTTCTCACATCATTAATGTAATATGAGTTATCATCCTTATAGCCTGTCTTATCCTTGTTATATGTACGGACCTGTACTTTCTTCATAGTTACTTCTTTTCCGTCAACATCAAGTATAAGCTCAACACTTGTATCCATATCATCAACTGATACTCCGTTAATTTCTCTTCTGACAACCGGATTATCCTTTAATTCATAGTCACAGTTAAATAAGCACCACAGATAAGCTGTTGCAATAGTTGACTTACCTTTGCCATTCTTAGCCGTAATCTTTGTAATGGCATAAAAATCAAAATCTGCGTGTGCATAGCACATAAAGTTTTCAAGTACTACCCTTTTTAAAGTTGCTCTCATAAACAATACCCTTTCCTTATTATATATTCATAACAAATATGCCATCTTCAACTTGGAAATTGTCAACTTCCCTATCCGCATAGGTTGAATACTTAGCTTCTTCAAATGAACCGTTAAAAACTGTTCCATGCAGCGGTGTCCATATCTGGCATACCACATCTTCATCAATAGCCATACTTGCTAAATCTCTAACTGTAATATCACTACTCATCAGCTTTACCCTCCTCTGCGTAATCAATCCTGCTTACTGATACTTCATAAGCAACCCTTGTCTCAATCTCATTGTCACTTATCTTCTTAGCATACTCTCTGCTCTGGAATCTTCCCTGGATCCGAATGTGTTCTCCAACTTCAAGCCCACCTGCAAATCTCGCATTTCTTCCCCATGCTATACATGGTATGTAATCTGATTTGCCATATGGTCTGTTTACTGCTACTAAGATATCTGCAATCTCTCTGCCCTTTGGAGTACATCTGTATATAGGTGGTTTGCATACGAAACCATCAAGTATAACTGTATTAATATCTTCTTCAAATGACAGTTCGGTTGCGTCCTGTGTCAGTATCTTAAGTTCTCTTGCAAATACAGATAAAATCAGCTTGCTCTTCACATCATCAATATGCCTGTTGAAGCTCCTTATCTGCCCTGAAACTGTGACAACCTGTCCTACTTTGATTTCTCTGATATCAGTAAGTCTGTCTGATATCATTACCGGTAATGTATCCTTGTTACCACTTGTTCTTGAACACTTGAGCATGAACACATAAAACCCCTCACCAAGTACTTCATGCGAGTACTCTGGCTCTTTCTCAACTACTCCTGCTAATGTGATATTGTTGTTGTTAATTGCATTTTCCATTTCTTTCTCTCCTTACTTCAATATGTAACTTCCTATTGGTACTTTATCCATTCTTTCAATCAGATGGATTTTGCAGCTAAAAGTATAGAATTTTCTAAAGTCCTTTTCCTTTATAGCCCTCTGTCTGTTTCTGTTCAGCTTAATAATTCTTTTAATACTACTCATTGTTCTCCTTACATCTGTAATACATTGTTGTGATGAATCCTTTTGTTGTCAGGCAATCGTAATTCTTCCATACCTCAAGGCTATGATTTGCTGTCTTAATAGCATTTCTCACCGCACTTCCGATAGAATCCTTGCTTTTGCTGTATTTTTCGGCAACTTTCTTAACTGCGTCACCTATTGCTAATGCAGAATCAAGATTGCTCATAATATCAACAATGTATACATAACCCTTTCTGTTAGAGTGAATGCCTAGATTGAATAATTCTTCTCTTATTCTTTTCTCCATAAACAAACTCCTTATCTGTAGCAAAAGTACATGTTCTGCACTTTCTTATAAACACCGCTACCTTGTTTAAATTCAGCTTGATACAACACATTGCGAGGTGTGTCATATCCGCTTATTAATAATTCTTCTGCTATTCTCCAACACCTTTCTGTTGGCTCTTTATAGAATCCGCTGTTCATAAGCTCTGTACATTGATATTGCCCTGATTGATAGATAACTTCTTCAATGCTGTTAGGAAAATACTCACTTTGTACTCGATTCAAAACAACGGCTCCTGCAAGATATAGCATTTCATCGTCGCTACATGTCGCTCCGCATTCACCCATCAGTAAATGTGCCATAAGCGACAACTCATATTCATCAACACTTATCTCTCCAGTTTCAACTTTATAATCAACATGTGAGTTGTAGCATTCACTTAACACTGCACTCTGCTGATTAATCTTCGCTTGCGGTTGTACCGGCCTTAGAATCAACGCTATAAGGCTGATTCCTGCTAGTACTGCGGATATGTTAATTATCTTTTCTTTCATATTCTTTTATCCTTTTCATTAGGCACAATGGCGGTTCGTAAGAATCAATGAACTCATGTACATCTGCTAAATCATCACGCTTAATGCAACTAAAACGACACCCGACTTCGCGTTCTATCTGTAAATATAAATCTATGCAGATTTCGTTAATCAAGTTTATGTCACTAACCTTGCCGCCTGTAACAGCAATAACCCTCTCACTTTCATGTCTTGTAATGTCCTGTATTTCATCAAAAGTTAATGAATCGTCAAACGGAAACACTGTTATCTCCTTTCAAGAACTTATTAACAAAGTAAACCTGTCCTTTGCCCGTTACCTTTGGCGTGCGTGTAATTCTTACGCTTCCATCTGGATTAACAAGGTTACTTTCCTTGATTTCAAATAGCCCCTGCTCAATGTACCTCTGCGTCGGCATATTGTAAGAACTGCCACTCTTAATCAGATAGCCCTTATCTCTTAACCATACAAATAATCGCTTCTGCCCGATTTGCACACCGTTCTGACAAATCAACTTTGCTAAATCTCCGACAAGGATTGATGTATGGCTTGTTGCTACTGCGTCCGCAAAAATTTCTTTAGGTTTCATCTGTTCAATTCTCGCCTGCTTCTGTTCGATTATCTTATCTCTTTCAGCTATCTTGTTATTGGCTACAAGAAGTGCCTTTGCCATAAGTTCTTCATCAGACATTGTTTCCTGCCCTGCTATGTAGCCGCCGTTCTTTCTGATTGATGGAAGGACTTCTGATGTTACCCAGTGTTTAAATCTGTGTAATTTCTCTATTCTTTCATTTATAAGGGTGTCATTTTGTGACACACCCTTCGCTTTTTGTGGCTGCATTTGAAAAAGTAGAGAATATAAACCGCTTTCATTGATAACCACCATATTCTGCTTTCCGCCCGGGGTATCAATTTGTGACACACCCTTGTCAGATTCATCAATGTTTGAAAGACTTCTTCTGTAGTTCGTGTCTCCAAACGCTTCACAAACATCTTTTCCAACAAACCACGGCAAATCATTCACAACCACTGCTCTGACATTACCGAATTCCTTGTTATTAAATATCTGTAAGTCGTTCATAGGTTTGCACCTCCTGTAACAAAATTCTTCAATCCTTGAAAAAATGCTTGTGCCTTTAATTCCATTTTTTCTGAATCATCTTTGTATGCAACAACAGCTTTGACGCTATTCAGCACATCATCAAATCTGCAATCAAACAGCTCACTTCCCTGCTTCCTTTTGCTTTTAAAGTGTTCATGCAATTTCTTTTCGTTTTCGACATAATTCGTATGTGGAATACTTATAGCAACTTTCCCTATTTCCCATTCCCCATAATTAACAGCATTTCTCTTTAATGCCATTAACCTTTGATATGGATTTTTTGTACTTCCAATCTTTACAAATTTGCCGTATTCCAAAATATAAAAGAAACCTGTATATTTATCCTTGTTTCTTTTCTCGATTTCTTTTATTTCTCCAAACTCTGAATTGCTAAAAATCTGTAAATTATCCATATAACTCCTTTCTGCATTTTTGTGATATAATCCTCTTATCTTTTATATAGAAAAGAGGTGGGATTGTGAAAAATTTTGAAGATTTCAAAGCTTTTGTAAGCTCTAATAGCAATGAAATTCATTCTTCAATTCATCAGAAAGTAATGTCTGCTACTGAAAAACAAAACTTTGCTGACATTGCTGAAGAACACGAGTTTATTCGTCGTGCGTGGGTTGAAATTGGTATTATGGAAATGTTGGAACATTACCATAACTGGCTCAATCAAGATTAAAAGCTGATTTGCCAACTTCACTCTGATACTCTTTATCTTCCTTGCTTGCAAGTTTCTTTAATGACCGGTTAATTTCTTCAAGCAAGGAATTTCTTTTCTTTTCAATCTGGATTAATTCTTTCAATTCTCTTTCCATTCTCTCTCCTTTCTAGTAACTTATAAAGTTACTTTCTTTGCAAAAAAAATTTCCATAGGATTTTCAATATTCAAATTATCAATCATAATCTGAATCTCATTGCTGCCAAAAACGCCCTTGTGCATTCGTGAATAGAAAGTCTTGGGTGTTACACCTATCATTTGTGCAACTTCTGTCTGCGTTTTTCCGTTTTCAGCAATAATCCCACGAAGCTTATTTGTATCAACCATCTTCTCATCTCCTTTCTAACTTCGTAACTTTTGAAGTTACCCTTATTATACACCGCAAAAGTAACTTGTCAAGTTATTTTTTTCTTGACTTGTAACTTTTTTGTGCTATAATCAAGTTACCGATAGGAAAGGAGGAAACACTAATGATTAAAACTGTTGGAGATAGGATTAAGGAACAAAGAGAACTTAATAAAATGTCGCAAGTAGAGTTAGCTAAGAGGATGGGCGTTTCTAAGCAGACATTATATAAGTATGAAAACAACGCAGTAACAAACATTCCAAGTGATAAAATTCAGGTTGCTGCACAGATTCTTGATATTTCTCCATCATATTTAATGGGGTGGGAAGATAATTTATCTACTGATAATGCTGATATCATTCCCGACTTAATGTCAGATAAAGAATTGTTGGATAGTGTTAAGAAATTGATGAAGCTCAATAAAGAACACCAGCAAACTATATTTGACAATATAGCCTATTGGTATGAGAAAGAGGGGCGTTAAATGCCCCATTTCTTTTTGAAAGATAAAATTAATTCATATACAAATTTTAAAAAATTGTTATTGCTACAATTATCTATTAATCCGATAATCTTTTGCTTATATTCCTCATTCTCCATATATCCCCCTTATTGCACGATATAACACTGGTAGCGATAGTGTTATTATAGAACATCTGTTCTTGCGTGTCAACCTACCCCAGTAGATTAACAGTTTTCAGCGGTGACACTGCCAACGCCAATCAAACAGTGCCACCTAGCCGAAACTTGAAGATTCTGCCCGAACTCTCTCGGACAATTATTATTATAAATACTTATAATATAAAAATCAACTTAAAGATATCGCAAGTTTTGACATCATTCGACAAATTATATATATTATGATATGATTAATAAAATTAAATTTAAGGGGGATTTGCCTATGAAAGAGAAACAAAAAATAAGTAAGTCAAGTATAGTTATTGTAATGATTTTTCTTGTTATCATTGTTGCAACACTGCTTGCTCATCTAGGAGTGTTTAATGGATATAAATACTCTAAGAACGATAGAGAAATGATAAGTAGTGCAATTCAGATTATTGATGATTTTGAAAATGGAACTTTAAGTGCAAAAGAAGCAAGCACTAAAATGGAGAATTTAACAAATTTAGCAGAAAAACAAGCTGATGATAAAACACTTTCTGCCGATTTTTCAAGCGCTGAAATATCACTTTCACTTTCAGATAATAAGCTAGTATCGTCAGATTCTCAATCTGAATGGCTTAAAAAAATAAAAGAACGCCGAGAATCATTTAAGAAAATGTTAAAAGAAAGAAAATAAAGGAGTTTACCTATGATAAAGAGAATTGTAAGCATTATGCTTGTTATGTGCTTATTGAGCCTTGTAGCGTGTCAGAATAGTGCTTCTGATAGCAATGTTGAAAGTACCAGTGAAGTCCAGACAGAGCAAGAAACATTATTATCAAGAGACAAGAGTGTATATCCTGATGATATAACTGTTGAAATGCTCAAGCGTACACCTAATAAGTATATTGATAAAGAATTCAAGTTGACAGGCAATATTGTAGCAGAATTAAAATATGATGGAGAGGTTGAAGATAAAGACGGAAATACGCATACCGGTGAAGAATCCAGTGAATATATTGCTTGCTATTATTTAGCTGTTGATGGCAATAATGCTGATACTGTTGTTTTGACATATTATAGAGACGATTTTGATTATAATTTGCTTGTTGGCGATAATGTGACAATGTACGGAACACTTCTTGAGGGTGGCATGGAATTTAAGAAAACAAACGGAACCATAACAACCATTCCTGCTGTTATAGCTGTTATGATAGATTTGAATAATTAAAATATTACCGGGAGCATTGCACTCCCGGTATTTTTATTAAGGTTAGACTAATTCGCAATCGGTTACATTGACTGCGGCGAATAATTCTCCGTCATGCACAAGTACAACTCTGTCTCCACTTCTTTCTGATACTGTATACTCGTCATACCAAGCCTTAATAGGTGTGCCATCATAATCAGTATCGCCGACAAATCTCACTGTGCTACCCTCTTCAATGTCTTCACTGAATGGGATATCTGTAGGCGTATTATCAGAGCTTGCACCGCCGACAAATTCAAGGTTAGCAATATTGACAGCAGCTGTGATTGTTGTGCCGATACCTATAACAATTCTGTCTCCGTCCTCTTCAATTACATCATATTCATCATAATATACTGCAAATCTCACACCGTCATAATCAATGTTATCAAGCACTCTGACTTTCTTGCCGTCACCACGGCTTACTGTATCTGTGTTGACATCATTGTCATTGTCATAAATACACTTGATAAGGCTGATGTTATCCTCGTCAATAGCAGCAGTAGTTACGCCATCAACACCGATAACAACTCTTCTGCCACTGGCTGATAAAACGCTGTACTCATCATAGTAAGTTCTGAATGGCTCGCCATTATCGTACTGGATAGCGTTAATAACCTTAACTGTATCGCCTGTATGATACTTAGTATCTGGCACTGGCTCATAGTCTGGCACTGTGATGTCTTCAACTACATGGTCTGTGCAATAATCAGTGTAACAATAGTTCTGGTCCACTGTCTGTCCGTTAATCTGTGTGTCTCTAAGATAATTAACACTTCCGCCAAACTGCCACATATCATAATCAACAGCGATGTTAGGGTTATTGCTAGAATACTTAGCAACCCACACAGCATAACCAGCTTCTTTTACTCTTGAAATATCTACATAATTGTTAATGCAGTTCTCATATGAGTATAAGCCGACATTCTTATATCCTGCATTTCTCATTTCATCAAGAAACGCCATAATAATGTCTGTAAGGTCGTTGCCAGTAACCATGCCTGCTTCAACATCATAGAATACTGGGTAGCAGAATGATTTGCCTGCTAAAAGCTGTGCAAAGTATCTGGCTTCATTTACAGCTTCATCAGTGCTTAATGCGTTACCAAAGAAATAGGCTCCTTTGTGGATTCCTGCGCTTTCCAACTTGTTATAGCTGTTCTCAAACTCTCTATCTTCGTATAAGCCATCATCAGCACCGCCTGCCTTGATAATGGCAAAGTCTACACCCTCATTATCCTTTGCACTCTTGAAATCAAAATTTCCTTGCCATCTTGATGTGTCAATTCCGAATAATTTATTCATAAATTACCTCCTAAAAAATAAAAGCATGGGAATTAACCCATGCTTTCTAAAATAAATATTAATTACTGTTCTTCTGTAAGTAGCTTATCAACCTCTATCTTAAAGCTATCATAATCACTATCGCACTCCGACTGATTACTAAGATACAGGTCCCTGTTAGTGATTGTCTGACTAATTGTTGGAGAGCCAGTCTTTGGTACGCTCGCAAACATTGTCATTGCTGTTTGGTTATCTATTGTTGATGAACCACTTAAATTAGTTGTTTTCGTTATACTTAACATAAATACCGCCTCTTTCTATTAGTTTTTAAATTGCTAATCCAAAACTTCCCTGTACGGAATATGTTATAGTTTTTTGCCCCTCTTTACTAGAACCGGCTATTATTCTTAACTCACGCTCTTTATTGTCATTAAAAACCCATGAAAACGAACATCCTGCGTCTATTTCTATTGCGTTTGCTGTTGTTAGCCTATGTTTATTTGCTGCAACGCATGCATTATCAATGTATATAGCACAACTTATTGTTCCATAATCATTGGTTTCATCTGTCCATACAGCAGCGCTAATTGTAAGAAGTCCATTTCCACTTATTTTCCATGTTTTATTAAAAGATTCTAAAGAATTAGAGCTTGTTGTTATTCTTTGATTAATTAATCCTGTTGCTGGAATATCATACATTCCATTTATTGTAAGCCCTTTGCTCGACAAGCTTACAAGGTTAGAAGTTTCTAGGCTGCCGAAAGTTAATCTTTCTGGTGTCAGGCACGCATATTTAGTCAGTACTGATGAGTCTTTTTTTGTAGTGAATACAATTTTATCATTGCTTAACGCTAATCTAATACCATCTATGGCATCTGTTTTATATATATTAATTCCATCAAAGATATTTCCTCTACAGTCTAGTGTTTGATTCCATAACTGTTTCGTTATAAGTCCATCACCCGTTATTGATGTATTTGTTGTTCCAAGAGTAGTAGTTCTGGTTATGCTTAATTCGCCATCTATTAAAGCATTGCGGCATATTAGCTTACCGTCCGCAGTAATAGTTGTATTAGTAGAAGTAAGGGTAAATCTATCGCCGGAAATATTTAAACCACCTTTGGCTGTAATGTTTATGGTATCTGCAATAGCTTCAATGGCAGATTTAAGCTCTCCACTCGCTGGGTCTTTTTTGATGTACAATTCTAAACTCGCTGATGTGGCATATTTTTTTAAACTATCCTTGGTTGCATATGTTGCTGACACATCAGCTCTAATGCTGTTGCTTTCGGCTGTTACTGCTTGCGTAATGGCATTATTCATAAAGGTTGTTTTGGTGTAGTTTTCAGACAAGTTGTCCTCTATATTCTGGCACCAATCTTGAGCGTCACTAGCTTTCGTATTAACTTCATCAATTGTGTCTGACAACTTTCCTTGTTCTGTATATAAACCGGATATTGACAGGCTGTTAGAATCGGCGGTCTGCTTGATTGTATTAACAGTATTTGTCAATGTTTCAACTGTACTGCCATCAGCCTTGGTGTTTAATGTTTCTGTCAATTTAGTTATTGTTGAACTGTTCCCATCAACCGCTTGCTTAACCTCGTTAAATGTCTTAGTATCAACCTTGCTACCCATGTCAGTTTCAAGAGTAGTTGTTCGCGTTTTAAGGCTTGATAATTCACTGTCTGTATCAGTTTTCCATGAACTGATTTCAACATCAAACTTCTTAATACCGGTAATCTCGCCATTGATGTTAATGATGTCCTGTAATGCCTTAGTAACATCGCTGTCCTTAATTAATACCCACTCATAGTTAGGTGCTTCTAATGTACCTGTATCAGCAAATCTGTATGAATATCCATCTGCACTTGAAGCCGGATTAACCACATAACAGATATCACCTATATGCTTCTTTCTCGTGGCATCGTCTGCCCAATTAACAGCCGGTTCATTATTAAGTGTAGGTATTTCTGTTTTAGTGAATGTCTCAATATTTCCGTCAATTTGACCTTGCAGCTCTTCTTGCACCTTGTCTAAATATTCTTTTGTTGGTACTTTTTCAGCTAATTTATCCAGAGACAAAGAACCTGTTCCTATGCGTTTTCCATTAATTGTGCCTACTGTAATATTATCAGCATTAAGGTTAGTAACTATTATCTTGCTTGCGTCAATAGTACCGGCTGTCAGCTTATTAGCGGACAGACTCTGTACCTTTTCGTTGGTTACTGCACCATCTTTAATGATAGAAGTTCCTACAACTTGAGCTGTTACGTTTGCGAAATCAATTTTAGCATAGGCTAAATCGGCTTTATCAACTGTCAAAGAGTTAGCCTTAAGGTTTGTAATCTCTGCATTAACAGCTTTAAGGTTTTCAATATTTGCATTAATAATGTCTGCATATGTTGCATCTAACTTATTTGTTTTAAGATTTTCAATGCTTGCGTTAGTTGCGTTAAGATTAGTTATTGTTGCATAAGTGATCTTGGCCGTATCTACATCTAACTTGTTAATCAATGCCTTATTAACAGTTATCAAGTCAGCATAGTACCGTTCCATTTGCTTGGTTACCGGTCCGGAAGCTACGCTTGTATTCTCTGTATCAGATTGACCTATAGATGTAACTGTATCCATCAAACCGCCGTCACATTCGTGCGTAATCTGCATTATAGGCACTTTGTAATCAACGTCACCCTTGCTGACAGTTATAATATCGCCAACTTCTAATCTGTAATCGCCGACAAACTTAACTGTAAGTGGTCTGAATTGAAAGCCACCTATCTTTTTATAGACTTCATCAAGAATTGCTTGTGTCATAAACGGATTGGCAAAACTAAGCCCTGTTGCACCACTACCGCTAGTGATTGTGCTAGTTTCCTTATCGCCGGACTTTGTGTTATTACAAGTCAGTTTTTGTATGATGAAATCCTTAGATGTTGTAAATGTAACGCCCTGCTGATAATACTTATGTCCGTCAAGTACATAACCACTATCTTTATACCACCTTAATTCAAGGTTTCCGTCAGAATTAATTACCGCATTACAGCCTTGCAACATAGCCATATAACCGATAATTTCTCTGTAGGTATATCCTTGTGGCTTGTCACTGATAGTATGTGCTGTAACTATATTTGTTGCTAAAGATATACCTAACTTGCCGCATATCTCACCAAGAATAGCTTTGTCAGTGCTAGGGAATGCCATATCTGAGAAGTAAGGCATGTCGGCCTTATACATTCTGTCATATGCTTCGTAGCTTGTGTATTCTCCGTCACTTGTCTGCTTAGTAACTGTAAATATTCCCAACTGAATATACTTAATCTCTGTGTCAACCTTAACACCCTCAAATATGGCAATCTCCTTATTTTCAAGCCTTGTTGTTGGCATATAAATAGAAAAGGTAACACCGCTACTGCAAGTGTTACCTATCGTAATTTCATTATTGGGATTTATCATGTTTTGAAACTTGAAATTGTTAAGTGTATCGGTATGTTCTTCTCCATCAACAACATACTTAGAATAGTATCTTGCACTATTTCCCTTAACAATTTCCGTCATAGCTGTGTCTAATATCTTCATTCTACACCGCCTTTATTAATTAATTAATTAATGGCTTATCATAAACTCGATTGAGTATAATTTAGCTGGTGTAATTTCTTCGCATTTATCGAATGCGTCCATAGGAAGCATTGTCATGTCAGGCACTTCAATCTCTTGCTCATTGATTTCCTGCAATTCTTCCTGTAACTTCTTTAAGTTCTCTGATGTAATCTGATACTGATTATCATTGACAACTGGATTGCCGCTGTCGTCCTTGTCTGCATACTTAATCTTAGTATCTTCTATGGTCTGTAGCGTTGCCTTATACAGTTCTTCCAATGCCTTAATATTGCACATAACAGCCATAGCAATTCTGCCTGTAGTCTTGTCGTGCGATATGTTACTTAAGCTCTGAAATCTGTCTATTAACTCACTTGTTTTTAGTTTCATGTGGAACTCTCCTTTATTTCTGGATTAAACTTAATTTTGCTCCGACTATAAGTCCGTCCTCATTCTTTGCCCTTGTAAGGTACGGATATGTCACATCTCCTGTGTATATTGTCATTTCCTTTTGTGTGCCACCTAAGAATAAGACTTGTGCCGTTGGGAATGGGTTATCTACGTCGCTTACTACATTATCAAGCAATAGTGCTTGCTCACCTGTTAATGGTGGCAATTGAAGCTCAATCTTGTCTTTGAGTGCTACAATAGTTCCTACCATCTCCCCATAATCGTTTCTTCCTGTATTCTTAGACCATATCTTATTCCTACTGTATGTGTAGCCGTTATATGCTACTGGGAATCTAACCCCCTCAATCACAACTGCGTCAATCAATCAAACCACCCCTTTCAAGGCATTAAAAAAGGAATGCACCATTTCTGATACATTCCTTAATATTTCTATTGCATTAATTCAATTAGTGTTATATAATATCTGTACTGCTTGTTTAAGCGGTATTGTGACTTTGGGCTGTCAGTTGTCGGGCTGACAGCCTTTTTAATTGCTTTAAATATTTAATAAAGCCAAGACTTCGGCTCTACCGATTTCATTTTCCCCAGCTTCTTGGGGAAAATCTTCGCAACTTTCTGCGAAAACTCTCCTAGCTTTACAAGAAATCGTCGCCACAAGTGGCGAAAGCTATAAAATGTTTTGCAACTTCCTGCAAAATTCCCAACTTCTTGGGAAAATCTTACGAAACATTCATGCACACTTGTGTGTATGACATTTTCTGCAAATCAATCGTGCCAACCGCTTAGCACAAAACATCTGTCTCAAACCGTACCCACAAGTGGGTACGCTCCATTTAAACCATATATTACCAAAAAATCAACCCACATTTGTTACACACAAACCTATGTTGTGAATAAGTTCCACCTTGTTGCTTAATCTTCTCTTTCTTATTAACCAGTGTAAATGGTCTTAAAGGATTCAGATTAACAGTATATCTTGTTTTGGATTTCTGCGGTACAGTTGTTGTAATCTGCGTGTGAGAACAATCCCAACTACTACATCTTGGACAATATACTTCAACTAAGCCGTTTTCTGTTGCTCTGTACACTCCTTTAAAGTTAGGATTTAATGGCTGTTGAATTTGTGGTTGCTGTTTCTTCTTCACTCCTATTGCTTCTAGCATTTCGTTTAGTTCTTTTTTCACTGACATATGCATTTCCCCTATTGCAATTCTAATGTTAATTTCATAAGTTTTTTATTACCGCCTAGCGGTGTGACTTCTAAATCAACATTGCTCTTATCTTCCAGTATGTATATTCTTGCAACCGTAATGTTTGCACCTGTCTGTAATTCTCTTGCAATATTATTGTATTCGTCAATGTCAAAACTAATTAACGGATAGTCAAGTTCTTTGCCGTTTTGGAAGCATGTAACATCATAATTATATGCAAAGGCTGTGTTATCTTCTGAATTGTTTGAAAAGTCAAAATAGACAACAACAACCTCTCTTCCATTGTTATCTGTTATTACTTCGTGCTTAAGGTATTTAAGCGTTGTATTATCATATGTAACTGTATCTGTGTTCTGTTCTGTTGTAGTAGCTTGTTTAGTGACATTTATGCTGTCTGCATTGTTATCATTCCCATTTCTGTCAATTACTACTATTAACATTAATATCGAAAATATAATTGCAAAATAAGAACCTAAATGCCTTTGTGACCTATTCCCTTTGCTTTTAATCAAATCCACAATAGCTAATATAAGTGCTACTGGAATTGTAAAAGTAAAAAGTGCCATAACCGCTGCCACTATGCTAAGTTTACTATCTTTCTTTTTCTGTTTCTTATCTCCCATATTGCGTTACCCCTTTGCTTTTTATATAGCAAAAGAATAACACAATACATTTATCTTATCAATATGGAAAAGCCGCTTGCCCTGTCATATTAGTATAGTTATTAGCTTTATCTTGTACCATTGTAAACAATTTATCAGCGTCACCCTGTAATGTTATATTTACATTGTTGTTAGCTTCTGACATAGCCGCCACAACCGCATTGTAAACCGCTGGATAAACTGCATTAGCAATACCTGTTGTGATTTCCTGCTGATTGGCTACCGCTGTTCTTCCGTCCATAGTACCAACCATTTCGGGTGCAACTTCATTAGCAACGAATAACTGTCCTTTGTTTGGGAAGCCACCGTTTGCATACCAATCAATACTGACTTTTGGCACTTTAGGTGGTGCAAGACTAAATTCTCCGTCAATCTTAAAGTGTGGTGTATCAATGTGTGGAAATTCAAGTCCTAAATCATTCCACCACTGCTTAAAGCTGTTCCAAGCGTTCTGTATCTTAGCTTTAAAATCTTCGATAGCCACAGAAATGCGTTGAAGTGCTGGTTTGCTATCCCACCAATCTACAACATCATCCCACTTCCCTTGAATACCTTTTTTAATTCCGTCAGCTAAGTTTTCCCATTTCTCCTTAGTAAACCACGGTCTCACATCATTGCTCCACCAAGAAACAATTGCAAGACTGTTCCACCAGTCAACGATTGAATCCCATTTTTCTTGTATTCCTAATTTCATTCCATCAACAGCGTCAACCCATGTTTCTTTTTCAAACCACGGTGCAACATTATTATTCCACCAGCTAACAATAGCTGTATTGCTCCACCAATCTGAAAAACTGTTCCATTTTTCACTTAAAGATGTTTTTATATTGTCTCCCAGCTCTCCCCATTTTTCCTTAGTAAACCACGGTGCAACACTTACAGTCCACCAATTTGCTATATCATCTTTATGCCCGAATGTGATAGTTTCTATCACTCCGTCAATAAAGCTAGGTAAATCTTCAAATGGTGCTTTTATAAGATATGCTAATTGGTCGAACATTGACATATCTATTTTCTCGCCTGTTAATTTTTCATTGAGCCAATTGCCTAAATTAAATCCGGCAATAGCGGCTACTATTCCACCTACTATTCCAGCACCTATAGTTAAGCCTATTTCTGTTGCTGTTCCTGCTCCTATAATAGTGCCTATATCTGTTGTAAGTAATCCACCTATTCCTGATATTATACTACCTGTTCCGAATGATTTTAAAGCACCTTTAATACTTGTCCCTATTACTGTAACAAGTTTCTTTTTCAAAACACTTCCTAAGCCTGTAAATTTTAATGCTGCTATAGCCGTTATTAAGGTTGTTTCGATTGGTGCTGCCGTAAATGAACCACTCCATAATTCGATAGCTGCTTTAATGGCTTGCCATAACACATTGCCAAGGCTTGAAAATATTTCAAGCCAATTAAGTCCAGCTAAATACTCTCCTATATTATGTCCAATTGTATACCAAGGAACATCATCTATAGCCTTTGCAAACCAATTAAAAATTCCTGCCACAAGGTTAGATGTATCTTGTCCTGCTGCATAAAAATCCCCGATTGCAAAGTCTTTAAATATCTTCCTAACAGGTTCAAGTGCTTTCTCTATCTTATCAGCCCAAGCAACTGCCGAATTTTCCATATTGGCAAATGCTTTATTCCATGCCGCTTCATAATCAGCCGCCGCCTTAGTAATATCGTCTGTCAAATCAATAGAGCTACCGCCACCACCACTTGAACCCTTGCTTGAGCTTGTATCATCCTGTAATTTATTAATTTCATCAAATCCCATAAGGGATAATGTAGCTTTCTTAGCTGAGTCAGCTACATCTTGGTAGCCGTCTGAAATATCTTCTAAGCCGTCTGATGTGTCTTTATAGCCACTTTGTCCGAAGCTCTCAAAGTCAATCTTAACCCCCATTAAAGAAGCAAGGTTGACTAATAATCTTTTGATTGCAATAGTTACTCCGTTTACTATCGGCATAACCTTTGAAAGAATTGGGATAAATAGCTGTCCTGCTACCATTCCTACCTCTTTCATATTGTTGCTGAACTGGCGTAACATATTACTTGGGGAGTTGATTGTCAAATTTGTTATCGTATAGGCTCTTTATCCTATACTTCTTATAGTTTCCTATAAGTTCAGAGTATATTATCACCCACATCATTATGTTTGGTTTGGTGGTAGCCACTTCCACCTCATACTGCCCTATATGCAGTAGTGTCAGACACTCTTGGGAATATTATATTTATTCAATTCCTACTCGTTACGATACTCAATAGCCTGTTCGTAATCTATTGAGTTATCTCGGTATTAGCATAGTTGAAAACTTTAGCCTTCACCGATTTTGCCCGATTGCCATAAGATATTTCTATTCTTATGCAACACTTGGAAGATAAGTTATATCAGCTTTCTTCCGTCTATTAGCTAAATCACCCCAAGATACTTTACTTTGGTCTAATATTGCTAACACTCTTAACTGCTGTTTTTCCATTTGCGTCATTTCTGATACAGACTTAGAAATGCCTAAGTTGTAAGCATATGTCGCTAGTGTAGCATTAGTAATATCAATACCATATTTATACAATGCCCTTGACTGCCCGATTAAGCCGCTTTGTAAGTTCTGTGCTACTGTTGAATAGTCCACATTAAAAAGTGAGCTTATATCGCCCGCAAGCATTGTCATTGACTTTGTTATTGCTGTTGTTGCTTCACCCGTCTGTCCTAGTGAGTTAGTGACAGAGGCTAACTGTGAAGCGTACTGTGTTATCTCTTGTATGTTAAGTCCTAAGTTCTTTGCTCCACTTTCTTCAAGCAAACCGCCTTGAACATTGACTTTTAAGCCAGATAGTTTTCCAAGAGTATCATTTACTCTGCTTTGAAAACTTTCCGCATATGCTGTTGCGTTATCATATCCGTACTTTTCGTAATCTTTATCCCACTCCGAGCCAATCTTACCAAACGCAACCGCTTGATAGTTGAACGCTTCAATGTAATCTGTTGTTGATTTGATTGCTTCTATAAGTTTCTTACTGCCACGAATTACCATAAAATAAGTGGCATAAAACTTACCTATTGCACTTGCCAAGTTCCAACTGCTTTTAGTTGCTGTCCTAGCACTTGTAGAAACGCCATACAGCGACTTTTGAAGTGAGTTTGAAGAAGTACCCACCTTGCTACCTTGACTGGCAAGATTAGCCAATGCGTTAGTCATTTGAATAACATTCTGGCTTACTGTTGGTGCTCTTGATAGCGTTGTCATTAAGCCATTTAAAGCATTGCCCAATTTTGGAATGTTTACAACGGCGTTTTCTATACTCTTACTGCCTAGCTTACCAAGTGACTTTGCAAATTCTGTGACTTGTGTTGCATTTTGCGGAATAGCTGATATGCTTGCAACTGCCTTTGTGACAGCTTGAAGTGATGTAGCTGTGTTAGTTAGTGCAACTGAATCAACAGAACCTATCTTTGTGATATTTTTGGCAAGCCTTGTAAAATCTGCTGTTCCTGCGTTCATATTCTGCATAGCAGAGCCTAACTGACTAACACCACTCGCAAGGCTACTTAGTGAAGAGCCATTCACAGTTGCAAGTGATGTTGACAGCCTTGTAAGCTGATTTATCAGTTTATCGACGGAATTAATAGCTTTAGTGGCAGTACCGGTAATTTTGACTTCTAACGAATCTAATTCCACGCTTTAACCCCCTTTATAGGATTGTTGGCGGTAGTCCTCTCTTTTCAGCTCGTGCCGCCCATTTCTGTTCATTGAGTAACATTCGCTGTAACTCTTTATCGTAGGTATCTTCTTCGCTTTCTTCCGTTTTTTCTGATAAAATAGCCTGCTTCGGATATTCAATGTGTGTATCTTTGCTAAATGCCGCACCAATGCCACAAGAAATAGCCGGTATTGCATAGACAAAAAACCAGTTATACATTTCTGCATCTCGATTTTGTCTATCAATCTTTTTGCCTTTTGCGTATAGTAATAATTTTTTAGGTGTCATTTTTAGAAAGTCTGAATAACTAACGCCTAGTGAACTGGCTAAAACAAAGTATTCTTCCCATATTATTTTGTGGAAGTCTGCTTTTTCTTGTGGTCCTGTGGAACTACTGTCGGCTTCTTCTGCTCCTGTGCCGCTTCTTCCACATTGTTCGCCATTTCCTCTAACATCGTTGTTATCCCCGACAGCTCGAAAAAACCATCATCTTCCATCGCTTTCTTGATTTCTTCAAACAATGTTCTATATCCGTAACTCTTATCTGTCTTTCTTTTCTCTGTAATATATGCCCTAGTGAGTTCCTTTGCTTCATTCATAGTTACTGGGTTATTGTCAATACAGCCTGCATAAATGGCTAAAATGCAAATCTCTGGCACATCTGCTGTCATATTTGCCAAGCCGTCAAAAGAAGCCTGTGCAATACTTTTATCTGTCTGTGCAAGTAAGTAAGAACCGTTAACAACAGAAAACATTTTCTGTACTATCTCTTTGCACTCTGCTGCGCCAAAAGAGAACTCAACTTTGTATTCTTTTCCGTTTACATTAATATTCATCATAATTTTTACCCTTTCCCACCCTATCGTCCATATAGGGAAAGGTGCGGATTTTACACCGCACCTACCTTTTAAAATAATTATTCTGTTACATCATCAAGATATGATGTGTAGTCGGCTGTTTTGGCGTTTGTGCCACCAATCGACACAGCCTTTGATTTAGTCGATTGGCTTATCATTCCCCCACCTTTGTTACTGTGAATGTGCCACCAGCAGCTTCGACAACTTGAAGCTTGTCTGTGCATTCTATAGGTGAAGTGTTAGGAACTGCTGTTACTGTCATTTCAAGTACCGAATCAGTACCAGAAACATCATTAGGTGTTGCTGTTACCTGTCCGACAAATGCGTACTTAGCAACCGCACCTAATCCGTCAGAGCCATATAACTGAATAATATCTAACTGCTTACCCTCTGCTTTGATTAAGTCCTGTAAATAAGCCTTTTCAAGATTTCCTGTGTAAGTCTTAGCGTCAGATGTTTTGATACCCATTAAGAATGTCTGTGAATCATCTTCAAATGTTGTACTTTCAACTGTGTTAGGTGCTGATACTGGTGCTGAAATTGACTTAGCCGCAACCATTAACTTATATGAGCCTGCAAAACCATCTTCGCTATGCTCCTTGTAGATAACTCTAGCTTTATAACTTGTACTTGCCATTGCCTTGTCTACCTCCTAAAAATTCGCAAAAAAATAAGAGCATTTCTGCTCTTTGTTACAATAATCTGTCATTTGCCGCTATCGTTCTTCTGAATCTAGCGGTACTCTTATGTACTTTGTTACTGATCGAGAACTCTGGCATTGATGTGCCTTGAAATCTCATTGTCTTAAATGCGTCTGTAATTACTGCCATAACCTTGCGGCAGTCAGACTTGCTTGTGTTGGTTGTAACATCTACTTGGAATGTCGCTAACAATGCGTTAATTGTCTGCCCGTCAAGCGTTTGTCCTTGTTCAACTGCTGGTAGTAAATGAATGTATACTGTTGGGAATACTGCTTGACCGCTGTTTTCCCCCTCATTAGTTATAACTATCTTTGGATATGTCTTTTTAAGCTGTGTTAGGGTTTTAGCCTTGACAAGTGCTGTGACTGTGTTTTCCAAGTCTATCGCCCAATCGTTTGCATTTGCCATTAGCTAAACACCTCTCTTGCTATCTGCTTATACTGATTAATAATCTCTATTGTAGCGTTATACATAGGCATTGTAGCTTTAACGCCGTGCGTGTAGTGCCATTGATTATCATTACCTAAGTAGTACCAACCGTCGCTGAATGCGTGGACTTGCCCCGGGTATGTTCCTACACCCAAGCCGAAATCATTAGCCTTTGGGTTCTCGTTGCCGCCGTTGTAATAAATACCAGCACCAAATTCAATTGCTAATAGCGTGTAAAATGGCTCTCTATCTTCTACCTCAACAGTTTTACCGGTAGCAATTAAAATAGCTTGGTAGCCATCTTGAATAGGCTTTCTGTCAACTCTCAATGTTACTGTCCTGCCTAATGGACTTTCATTAACACTCATAATTGCTGCTTTGTCGCCTAATTCTGCTAGTCGTTCAACAAGTAATTCGCATTTATACTGCAAACTCTGCTTATACTGTTGTAGCTGTCTGATAGCTTCATTTACGGACTTTTCAGACAAGGATATATTAATTGTATGTCTTGCCATAAACACGCTCCTTAACCGCTTGCAAAGCAGCTTGTCTTATGCTTTCATTTATTGGCTCTTGCGTAGATGGAATCATCTTTCCTTTAAAGACAGAACCAACTAATTGTTCATTGTCTGCGTGTATAAACAAAGAGTCGCTTTTTGAAAATCCACCTGTCTGATACTTCATGTCTACCACCTACTTTACAACTGCTTTAAGCATATACTTAGTTGAATATAATGCCGGCTTAATGCCTACAATCGTGAAGTCCGCTGATGTTTCATCAACAAGACTGTCAGATGTGTATGTAGGCTTGCTATTAAGCCAAATAAGGTCGCCTTTTTGGATAGGTAACATATTCCTATCTGTCAGCAAAATAGCATCAAAATCAGCCGTATCAAAGCCGTATTCTTTGCTTTGTGCTTCTCCGCCGCTGAATGATATGTTTGCTTTGAAATCGACCGGCTCTGAAAAACCTGTTTTTTCTTCAAGGACTTTGGGTATCTTATTTCCCTCATCATCAAGATAAGGAATGAAGTTGCCCTCTGTGTCGGTATATCCCTCATATAAGATATTGCCGTCATCATCTTTTTCGTAAATAGTTACTGTCTGTCCTTGAAGTGAATACTTCATAGCCTGCTTATTAATGTCAAGCATTGTTCTTTACCTGCTTATAAATCTGATTGACACCTGTACTTGATAATCCGGACACAATTCCTACTGCTATTGCATTAAGAATATCATTTGCCGGAAAGTTTGGTATTACATACATACCCACAACACCTAAGATACCGCCTGCAATACCTACGATTATAGGAATGTAATTATCCTTAATGTGTGGAATTGCCTTAGCTCCTAAACCTATCAGATATGTAATTACAACGATTGCAACTACTGTTGTTACTGATGTTATATCCATTTTAATCTTTACCTCCATTCTTTAAATGAATTTCCTGTATTTCGTTATACATCTTAGTTACCATCCCATTACCACCTAAAGCGTGATATGCGTTATACATCTCGACAAAATTATCATAGGCGTAAGATGGAATTTCACCTATTTTCATATACTTATCGTGATATTCGATAAGCTGCACTCGCAAAAGCAACATTGTGCCTTTGCTATTGGCGTCTTTGTCTTTTTTCTGTTGTTTCAGAAGCCAAACTATATAGCCAAGTAATATTGGTAATACTATGGTATAAGTTTGTAATAAAAATTCTTTCATTTTATATCTCCTGCAAATTTAATAGGCACACCGCCCACCACCCTTAATGTGTGCCGCCTGCTACCATATTGGTAACGCACAATCTTCTATAAAACCTTAGCAAATGGAAATACCCCGACAAATAAGCTGTCTCTATCTCTCCAAGTTCTGTTTACACCATTCTCATTGTAGCTTGCCATAAATGCTTCACCTGCCTGTGAATGGTCATAGACAGCCAGATTAACAATAACACTCTCAAATTTCTTCAAGTCCTCGGTTATCATTTCATCTGTGTAGCTGTCAGGGTAATTTCTTCTTGCTTTTACATCTTCTGTAGCTTGTTTAATAAGCTGTTCGATTATTGGATTATCTTCTTTGTTATCGAACACTACCACATCAGATGTTGTTTCATCATCATTTGTGACTGTATCAATATGAAATTGTTTAAGTCTGATTTTGACTTGCTCTAATGTAGTGTATTCCATAATTTCAGCTCCTATAATCCTAATTTCTCAATTAACAGTTCTTTAAGTTCTGCTCCTGTAAGCTCCATTGCGTTCTCAATGCCTTGTTCTAAGGCAAGCGTCTGTAAGTCCGCTGTTGGCATACGCTTAATGGTTGTCTTGCTATAATCAAAAGAAGCCCCAAAATTGTTATTTTCTGGAACTTCTTGACCTGCGTTATACCATTTGCCATTATGAATTACTATATATGGATATTTCATAGTTGCACCCCCTACTCTTCGCTATGAACCTCATATACGAATGTGCTATCCATATTCTCGTACGATGGAAGTACAACCTCGGAAGCAAATGTTGACATCTTCATAGGTGGTCCGTACTCTGTCTTTGTAGCAACTGTAATACCTGTACCGTATACTGTTACATCTACATCAGCTACCTGTCTTGCTGTTCTTTCTTCCGGTGTAGTTCCGAACCAAGTATTACCAAGACTGCCTTCTGGAAGAAGTGTAACCTTGTTATCTGGGTAGAAGTACTGTTCCTTGCCATCATCGTCAATATACATCTTATCGTAAAGCACGATAGTGAGCTTTGTTCTCTTCTGCACTACTGAAATAACAGTATCATCGTCAACCTCAATAGTTGCTGTAAGGTTCTGTGCAAGGATTGAGTTTCTTATCTGTGCATTATCAAGCAAATACTGAAATGTATTGCTGTTCATAAGTACATATCTAGCAATCTTGCCCTGCTTCTGTAGCTTCTTCCTTGCATTGTTAAGGTCTGTAAGCGGCTTTGAATTAGCTGTGTCGCTCCACATGCTTGTGCCAGATAACTTTGCGTAGTGGTCTTTTGTGTATGAACCATCCTTATCATAATCGTAAGCATACTGAACGCCATCACTTACAATAGCAATCACTGGATGACCTGCGCTTGTAGCAAGAAGTGACATTCTCATACGCTCTGGAACAACCTCTGCGCCGCTTACAAGATTGTTAGTATCGTCATATACGCTTGATAAAGCACTCGCAAGGTAAGGGTCGTCTGCTGACTGAATACGCTCGATTTCAAGCATTTCCTCTTCACCTACTGTCATTCCTTCGCGGAAGAATGCCATCTGTGTTTTTTCCTTGCTTAATCCCTCTCTAGCTCTAAGGGTTGGGATTGTGTCAAAGTTGGATGGCGCAAGCGATACTGGAAGTCCTTTGTGTGTCTTAATCCAGCTTAAATCAAGCCCCTGTTTCTTTCTTTCTGGAAACCACTGCAAACCAAGATAAGGTATCTGGTTACTAGCGTTTTCTGTTGCCGATAATGCGATAGACTTACTGTCTAATACTTCATTAATTAACATCTGTTTACCTCCTGTTATTATTCAAATACAATCATTGGAAGAGCCGTCTTAACTGTTTCGTCATATGTAACGCCTGAGTGTGTTTCTGCTAACTTTGTGTTAAGATATGCCTTCTTAAGCAGTACTCCCTGTGGTCTGTCCTCTGTTACATCAAACCTTAAAATACCTACTACTGTGGCTGTGTTATCAGCCTTGCCGGTTGCTCCGATTGGTGTGCCCGCTTTGACAATCTTCTTGCCTTGTGCGTTTGTAGTTGTTACACCATCAAAATCAAGTGTTAATGGGATTGCTTCGTTAGGCTCTCTCTTTAAAATCTGAACATCTCCTGCGTATGAAGTCTTTTCATACTGCATATTCATTTCCTTTGCCATTTCTTACCTCCTGTTATTACTGAATGTAATGTGATAAAACGTCATTGTTCTTAGGTGCATTGGATATAAGGCTTTCTGCTATCTTTTCAGCATTTGTCTTATTGTCTGCACCGCCTTTATTACTGCCGTCGCCCGGAATATCTTGATTTTTAGCAATCTCCTGTTCCTTAGCCTGTGCCGCAGCCGTTTCTTTTTCGGACATAATCTTGCCAAGTTCGGTGTAATCAAGGCTTCCATCGTCTTTAACAACTGTCTTTGCTTGTTCAGCAGTAATCTTAAAATTAGTCATAGCTGCTTCCCTCTGGTCTCTGATAGCGTTAGATTTCTGTAAATCGGCTATCTGCTGATTAGCTGTATCTAAGGCTTTATTTGCCTTTTCAAGCTCTGTCAGATTGCCAGCCTGTATTTCATCAAGCTGTTTCTGTAAGTCGTCTGCTGTGTCAGCCTTAGCCTTGTACTGGCTTACCTTGTTCTTTTCCTTTGCAACTTCTGAATTGTTCTGATTAAGAAGATTGGTAATCTGTTCATCTGTTGCCTCTGGGAAAAGTTTTAATACATCTTCTCTTGTCATAATTACCTCCGTTAAACACACGCTTTTGTTACCGCAGGTCGCTCCTGCTGTGTTTTCTGCTATTTACCGCATAGCTGCAAAATGTATAAAATAAAAGCAGCTACCGATTATTCGATAACTGCCTTATTTTGCTGATTGTTATTGAGTTGATTAACTATCTTTTGCGCTTTTTGTTCTTGTGCTTCCACATCATCAATAGTCTTATATATATTATCAAGATATGGTTTTGATAAAAGGAATGTCTTTTCTGCATCTCCCCATAAACCAACTGTCTTAATTGCTATAAGTGGGTGTATGCCGCTTTGAAGCAACACTGTAAGCGTCTGCGCCTTGGTATACATATTATCTTGCGGACTGTGATTTATCTGTACATCAAAATCTCTGACCGATAGTTTTAAGTCTTCTCCCGCAAGTCTCAAGATGTTAAGAACCACTACAGCTAATCGCTTTTCGCACGATTTAACAATAGGGTCTTTCAACTTTGCTCTTGTTTTAGAAAAGTCCCAACCATTTCTTAATTCAACTGCCCCCTGTGTATCTCCGCCGGTATTACCTTGTTTGTTAGGAATTGCCAATATTGATAATGTGTTATCCCATAAATCTTCCTTAGCAACTTGGCATTGTGTCTGATTAAGCTCCTGTGTCATAATCTCAACATCTGACTTATTATCTTTGTTGATTGACTTAACTGTAAGGGCATGGTTCATTTTCATTTTTTCAAATGTTTCTGTGTCAACTTCGCAATTAACAAACTTAACCCAGTATTCAACAAACTGCTGTATGCTATCCATTCTGTTAGACTGCATGTTATTAATAGCATCCAACATACCTATAACAAGCTCAATATCAGATATTCTTTCGTGGTTATTAGGGAACTCAACAATAGGAATTTCACCGTATGTATGTAGCTTTGCTTCAACTACTTTACTGTCAACAATTCTAAATGACATAGTGTCGGAAAAAGCCATTTTATACCAATTTCCGTCCTCATCTTTAAGCTCTTGTACAACAAGCATAGGTTCTTCTGTGCTTTCATTGTAAACAACGTAAGTATTCATTGGCGTAGGTGCTACAATTCTGAATGGCACATCTCCATTTTTAGGTTGAACCGCTTTGAATGATGTGCCTGTTGCTGACTGCCACTCTCCAGCTTTAATATCCTTTTCCTGCTTATTAGCATCCGCCATAAAATCATTGAGTATGTCAACCGCCTTATTAATAGCTTCATCATCTTTGCGGCTAATAAACTGGATTGGCTCGCCATATGTTTGTCCTACCTTAAACTGAACAATTTCATATGCGTGGTTTTCAACAATCTTGTTTGTAATATCTTCATTAGTTAGCTTATGCCTGTACAATATTGGTTGGTCGCCCTTGTAGTAATGCCACAGATACTTAATAACTGGCTTATTCCAATTAAATACACCTATAGTACTTCCAATAACCTTAACAACATTGTTAGTAGTTATTGTATCTACATTCGTGTATGCAATTTTACGTCCATAACAGCCTCTAACAAGGTCTTGAAAATACATTGTGTTCATATCTGTGTTCATATCTTGCTCCTAATAAAATGTCATACCGCTTGAACTTCTGCTTTGTGGTATTTCCTTAATCTGAAAATCATCATCATCGTTAGGCACATACCATATCCATTTGTGGCAATGCTTGCACGCTAATTTATGTGTCCGTGGGTCTTTGCTGTCTGCCTTAGTTAAAAACTTGTGACAGTTCGGACACATAATTGATTTATCCTTACTCATATAAAAATTCATATCTCTACCTCATTGCATAGTAAAAAGCACCGCCACAATTAAGTAACGGTGCTTCTTGATAAGGAATGTTTTATTTATGAAAAACAGTTTTGTAATTTCTTACAGATACAGTATATCATTAGCGCAATATGACATTCTATGACATCTTTAAATATGTGTTGCCATATTTTTCTTCAAACGCCTTAAGAGCCTTTCCGTGAAGTCTGACAATTTGCCTCCATGAATATTTCATTTCTGTAGCAATAACCTCAAATGTTTTCTTTTCAATATATCTTGAAAACAGAATATTATAATAATCCTCATCCTCTATGCCGTCTATTTGCCCTATAATTAAGTTTTTCTTATCTGTGTATTCATCTATAGTTTTATCAAGATTGCGCTCCATTTCGTCAATCTTGGCGTATGTAGCGCCTATTTTATCTGGGTCAGATGATGATATTACCTTTTCTTCATTTTCAATAGCTGATATGCTGCAAGAAAGTTCTCTAAGCTGTGTTATTTCTGTCAGCTTATTGTTTATCATTCTGTTAAGTCTGCTTATTTGATTAAGATAGTCCTTAGTTGTCATAATAGATTAATACCTCCTAAATGGATTTATAGCAGCTTCAACTTTAGCTGTTCTATTACCTTGGGTCATTCTTAATGCAAAGTTTGAGAAGACATCTGGAACATCATCTAATTGTTTCTTACCTGATACTGAATATTGCTTTAACAGTGACATCATCACTCCGTATGGCTCATTAGGCTTATAAAGTGATGCGTCTTTAAAAATAATATGTTGTAATATCCAGTTAGAACATTGGAATATCCTTGCTTCTTTATTCGTTTCAGTTGGTGTATCAGTAATGTTGCATATCCAGCCGACACTCTCAACACGCTTATTAACTTCCATTGCAACTCTGTCTCCACCAGCATTACGTTCAAATTCACACTCTTGTACTTTATTATTCACAAGCACTCCTGCGGCATTTCTATATTGTTCTTCGTAATCTGCTGTGTTATCGCATACGCAATCAATGCAGTAATAATCTTCTCCGTGTTTTTGCAATACCGGTAGTACAAAGTAATCCGTACCTTTGCCCTTAGTATCACATTGAGCTGTGATAATTTCTGGTTCTCCGTGTGGCAGATTAAGGTATCTGCGGATTTTATCATCTGGGAATAATAAGCCCTCACGTTCTATAGGGTCTTGTTTATACAGGCAGCGATATGAGATTTCATCCATAAGCAGCTGAATATCTTCAAAATCCTTTACTGTATAGCCGCCAAATTCAAAGTCAAAATTACTTTCTCCTGTTACTGGGTCTACATCAGGTACGGATATTACTTTAACTCGTTTGTTTCCCTCATAAGCTTGTATAATACGTCCTATTACGTCTCTAACGCTCCACCTTGTAGCAATATGTATTTCTTTACATGGGTTTCCATCCTCGTCCGGTATCTTTCTTTGTCGTGCATCTACTGCATATTTATCCCACAATTTATCAAGATAGGTTGGGTTTAGTGCTTCTTCAATGCCGCCTATCATATCATCAACTAGCAGAAATTTATTGGCTCTGACTTTACCGGCATTTTTACTGCCGACAGATGTACATTGTACAGATTGAAATGGCTTATATTTTCCTACGTTAAACTGTTCAAGTTTTGCATTTGTACTTGTTACTTCAAGTCCAGGGAACACTTCTCCCCATGTATACTCGTCAGCGTTTGTGACAATATCGTATACTCCATCATAATACATTCGTGTAATGTCTCCGCTGTGTGAATAAAAAAGGTTATATCCGTTTGAGTACCAACCTATAACCGCAGAATGGAAAAACTTTTCGATTGTGGTTTTTCCTGTTCCGGGTGGGAGAGAAATACATAAAATATCATATTTATCATCAATCATGCCTTGTAATGCTTCTATTAAACCTATTTTGATAAACTGTTTTCTTCTCGGCATATAGAATCTTTCTTTAGGTTCACGTTTCTTTTCTATGTATCTAAAAAAACTGTCAACAACCTTGTTTTGCGCTTCAATCAGTAAAATATCGTAAAACCAATTAATCAGCTCATATTCCGTTTTATTTGCAAACGCATACTTTTCTAAATCCCAAATTGTACCGCCTGTTTTAGTCATGCAGAAGCCCTCTATAAGCTCTTTTGCCCTCTTAGTAAGTTGTAGTCCATACTCAATATCTTTCTCGCCGTTTATGGCTACACTGCAAGCGTCTACATAGGCATCAATTACCTGTTCATCTATTCCATTTTTCTCTATGTAGTTTTCATATCCATTGATTGTAGAAATAAGGCTCTGACTAGCCATAAGAAAAGCACCTCCACTTTTCAGCAAAGGTGCTTATAGACCTCTGCCTATAATTTTTCTAGGTTAGCAACTAACTCTATTTGTTAGCCGGTAAAATTTTGTTAGAATAATACGTCACGGACAGCCGGATGTAATTTCTGCACAAGTGCATTATAATCATCAATTACATATCTTGCTGGAATCATATATGCTTTAATGCCATATCTTTCTGCTGTTTCCCTTTCAATGCAGCAGCCACTCCAATCATAGTTCTCCGCAATTCCTATGAACACATCAGCCTGTGCCAGCTTCTTAAGACTTTCACCTAAATACCATACAGCTTCTTTGCTGTCTTTCGGTGGGTTATCCTCAATGTAGCTGTCGATAAGCTCTAATTCCTCACCCTCGTATATTTCAGCAATTTTTTTCATCTTCTGAATACTAGCTTTGATTTCTTCCTCTGTTCTGCCTTTCATAGGCACACTTACAAATAACTGTTTCATAGGTTCTATCTCCTTTTATATGTTTTATCAGCCTTTAGCTTTCTAAGGTCAGCAGCTACAATCAATCTGTAGTCGGTAATTGTTTATCTTAATTTCTTAACTTCCAGACAAGTATGTTTCCCATATTTTTCAATTCTCCATCTGGTACTCCAATGCTCAATGTGACAATTTTTATCTTCATTAAGTGGAATTCTATTGACAATGGCACTTGCGATAACACTTGGTGGAATGTTTAAATCATCTACAATCAATGTTGTCATTTGATTTTCTCCTTTTGGTAATCTGGCTTTTTTAATTCGTTCAAATACTTTGTCATTGCAATTTCAGTACCATTTTCATCTTTTGTGCAAACAGTAACGCAATTACTTTTATTGCTTCGTAAGTCAGCAAGTATTATTTCCGTTTTATCATCCTCAAACTTGTAACATTTACGCATTTCTTCAATGCAGTTATTCATTTCTGTTATTTTCATAATATCACTTCTTCCCCTCACTATTCGCTAATGATTTTGTTTCCTCTAGAATTTTCATTGCTAATGCTCTTGAAAATTCATAATTATTTTCCGGGTATCTGCCTAAAATTGATTTTGCATACTCATTGACTGCATCGACTGAAATATCAATGTCAATAGTCATATCATGAAATTCGGATGTTTCTATCGGCTTACCATTTCTACCGCCTATTTCGTGCGATTGTGCTTCTCTAAGTGCCTCACGTTCTATTGATTTAATTACTTCTGCCATGCTCATTACTCAAACGCTCCCTCAAATCCTTGCAACTATATGTTCTTTTGCAAAATCTTTTTTAGCTTCATCGTAGATAACCGAACTATTTTTATCAGTTTTCAGTCTATCAAATTCGCAAGTAACCTTTATACCATCTTTATTACTGCATTCTGCATGATAATTAATAACACGTACTTTCTTCTGCCATTTCCCATTGGCATAAATCTTTGTGTAACCGCCAGCTCTCGTTTTAATGATTATTTTACTTCTTGTTTTCTTCATTTATGCACAACACCTTTCCTGACACTTCGACACATTCTTCTCTCTTTTCTTCGTTTGTACACTTGCCATCTGCATTGTATCGGCAAGAAGTCAGATTGCATTTTTTATTTTCATAAGCATTGTTCACATTATCAATCCATTCACGAAGCGGAACATTATTGATTGTGGCATTGTCTAATGCTTCGTCAACCGCTTTTTGCACTATTTCTTGTATTGATATTTTCATTTCTCATAAACCCCTCAAAATCTTCCATGCATTTATAGCACAAGTCGTATGTGGTATTAAAAATGCCGTTCTTTGTAACCGAATTTCCACACAGTATTCCTTTTTTAATTTCTGCACCACATCTATCGCAAGTGCACCATTTTCTTTCATGCTCCATTTTTCATAAACCTCTTGAACTCTTTCCTGCACTTAGGGCACAAATCGTATTGCATATCATCTCTCCATATAGCCATTGGAAACACTTCCTTTGCTAAATCTTCGGCTGTGCATATGCTTTTTTCGTAAAGAGGTTTTATCTCTCTCGTTTTGATATATGCATATTTTTCATTATATCGTATTATCTCTTTTCCGCACCTATCGCAAGTGCGCCATTCTTTTTGATGTTTCATAAAATCCCTCGCTTACAAATCAAGTTTATTCAAATAATCTGTTCCACTATTTTCAAGTGCCTTGCTAATGCCGTTAATCATATTAGCCATTGTCTGTTCGACTCCCTTTATCTTTTCAACACTTCCACCGCATTGTAATGATAAATAGCTTTTCTGCCAATCGCTTGCATTTGCAACTATATTATTGTGGACATCTTTCTGCGTAATCATCATTCCACCGCCTTTTAAACCAACCCTAGCATACATAAAATATCAAGTTCCGATATTTCCTCTGCACCCTCTCTTGTGTGCATAAGAATTTCTTTAAGCCTTTCATTTTCTGCATTGCTGTATTTATTTCTATCATACGCTTCTGAAAAACAATAATATTTGCAATATCCATAGCCCGCCCCAAGCATATTTCCGTGAACGCTCTTTCCGACAATATCATAATATTTTGGTACTTTTAAAATATCGTGTTTTTCATCTAGGGTACATTCCTTTTGCTCTGCTTCTAGCTTTGATTGAAGATATTTCAGAAAGCTTCGTATATCATGTTCTGATTTTGAAATATATAAAATTGTTTCTTTCAATTCTTCCACCAACTTTCTAAGCACCATACATAAACCTATTTCCAAAATGGAAATCATTTAGTGCTTTTTCTAATTCGTCTTTGTACCTAAATGGACTTAAAGGGCTTTTTATTTCTTCCCTCAATACAGGTGACATATTGTCTATTAAAATGCTTTGTGTAGCACTTGCAAGATTTTGTGGTGGCAAATCCGCTAAAGCGCATAACTCCATTCTTTTATGGTCGCATTTTTTAGATTTAGGGCAACTTTTACATTTTTCTGCTAATTTACTTAAAGGTTCTGCCATTAACTACACCAACTTTCTGCCACACATAGGACAATAATTGATTTTATAATTTGATGTAAATTTTTTTCGCAAAGCTCGCACATATCACTTCTTCCCCCATAAATTATCCGGTAATTCTTCACCGCCATAAATCTTGTTAGCGTATTTCTTAAATGTCGGTACGCTACAACCTGCTACTTTTGCCGCTTTTACCTGTGAAGCCTGCCCTGATATGTATAAGTTAATTGCTTCATAGAATTTATCTTTGTTTAGTGGGTGTACGCCTGCTGCCATAATAATCACTCCTTGTCTGTTTTGCATCATTTTCTGTATCATAATTGCCAATATACCTGTCAGTAAACATATAATTATCAGCATTCTCTCTTTAACAGCTGTTGCAATAGATATATCTTCTCTTTCAATGTATTTGATATTGTAGTAAACCCATATCAGCAGCACTATGCCTAATATTAATTTCATAAACATTGCTCCTTTACATCTCTATAAATCTATTTGCCAGCTTACCAAGATATTCAGCATTGGCAAAATGTGTTATTGAGTAGTTAGTGCTTTCTCTATGTTCTCTGATGAAATGGTCGTTAATCATTCTCTGTAAAACTGTAAATCCGTTATCGTCTGTTTCGTATATAGTGTCAGCGTCGAAATGTCCGTGTTCTGTATCTGTGATAGTTGATAGCACAAAACATACATTCTTTAATGTTTTATCTGTAAGTATTGGGTGTACTTTATGGAAATAGATTTCATATAACTGCATATACATCTTAAATCCGTCTTTAACGCAATCACATATAGCTGAATTATCTATGTCGTTGTCACAGATGTTATTGAACCTATCAATCATATCTTTTTCTTTAAGCAACATTTCATCTCTTGTGGCAGCTCTTGCCGTCGGTTTCTCTGAAAACGATGTATGTACCTCTCCATCAATGTTAATTGATGTATTATCCTTATTAGTAATTTCTGAATTATAATCTCTGTTTAAGTAATCTATGTTAGTATTATCTGGTATTGCTTCGTCACTGACTTGTGTTTGATTTTCCATTGACTCATTATTGATTACGCACTCGTGCGTAATGGTTTTTTCATTTTCTGGAATTTCAATTTTATAATCGCTTAATGGATAGCCATTCTTTTTAAGGTCTTTTGCAATATTTACAAGATTTACCCTATATTGCAATGTTCTATCCCACTTATATTTAGGGTTATTTCGTTTTGAGATATAACCCATATTCGCCAAATCGCTAATATATCTTCTTATCTGGCTCGCAGATAAACCTAACATAACCTCATCAGCTAATTCTTCGGCGGTTTTATATATCCAACCATAAAAAAGCTCTCTTTCCTCTTCTCCATTGCTCTTTGCAATCTCATTTTCTTTCTTGATAAACTTATCGGCATCTGAAACTCTTTCAGACCAATAGATAAACTGATTAAGAATGATTGCTTTTCTATAATCGTTTGTTATTGATAATAAATCTTCTCTGATTACTGCTTTTTTAATTTTTATGTCTGTCATAAATTACCTCCTACGATAGATAACCCTACGATTTATATAAAAACAGTTGCCAGGAGTTCGTAGGTTACTCTTTTCGTGTTGCAATCACTAGGCAACTGATTTTACCAATATTATTCCGGCTTATTCATCTCAAAGAAATGCTTCTTACATCTTGAATCATCGCTATCAAAGCTACAATCTGGTTTAAATCGTTTTTGGCATTCATCACAAGACCAAGATGTTACACCTTCAAGCTCTGAAACAGCACCGCAAAGCTCGTACAATTCATCATCTGTGCAATTCAGCACATAATCCGCAAGTTCCATTCTTATTTTTCCGATTGAACGATGTTTAATCAACTTTGCCATTTTATTTACCTCCACGAATGATAATTTCCACGATTTTAGATATAACAACAAACAAGCAGTCGTGGTCTGCTTTTCGGTAGCTAGCCTAGTTTGTTGTAATCGGATAGACAGGACTTGAACCTGTGACTACTTGAATAAATCAAGCGTTACTCCCAACTGAACTACTATCCGTTATGCAGTTTCTTGTGTTGGAAAGTATTTATGGCACTTCATTACGCTATCTGCCATCCTGTTCGCAAATCAACCAACACAAGCATTTTAATTATTTCAGCAGGGAATACTGCAACGCCTGCTTATTCGGGAATGACCCGACCGCTTGATGTGGTGTGGATTTGAACCACACATGAGATTCCGTCAGTTAGTCTGCACCTACGAATAGGGATAAATGGATTTTTATTTTCTAACGGATTTATAGGTGTGATTGCTTGCAGCTATTTACCAGACTTGTTCTAGCAATCCTTGTCGCACACCTTTCTCTTAACCACCGGTTAGCGTTTACCCATTCCGCCACACATCAACTCACATACGGGTTGGTTTTAGGATAATACAGGTAACCAACAACTATATTTCCATTTCACTTATATGTGAGAACGCCGACAGCAGGAATCGAACCTACACAACATTTCTGTTGGATAGCTTAGCAAGCTACTGGAATACCATTATCCCATATCGGCAAGCGGTGGTTTTTTACTTGGTTATCACCACCCAAGGATTTTTTAGTCAGCCGCAAGCGGCTCAATCCAGTTCCCTACGCTAGGTTTATCTAGAATATTAACTAGCGTCTGCATTTCTCTAATAAACGCCCTCGGAGTGTACTGGCAATATCACCAATGGGGGAAGAGAGGAATTGAACCTCCAGTGTTTACCACTTGGGAACAGATTTACAGTCTGCCGCAACACCGCCAATCGTTGCCGCTTCTCCATATCGTTTTAAAAGACTAGCATTGTGAAAATGTTTCGATTAAGGTGGATAGTTGATACTGAAAAACAATGCTAGTCTTAATAGCAGTATAGGCTATGACACCTATAACAGGTCGTGGCAAAGCTTGGATGTCATTCTACCCGTGCAGTTGGGCTCAAAGAAAGTAGCTTCGCTCGCTGTCTATCCATACAGATAACTGCTGCGCTATAGGTATAACTTAATTTTATTTGCGTATTTATAATACGCAAAACCTCACGGACTATCTGACAGTCCTTAACAGCTCTCGCTATGAGGTGAAAGGAGGACTTAATGCTAGTAAACCAATAAGTCCTGTAAAGGCACAAGTGTAATTAAACACTTGAACTACCCCTGTGGGATTTGAACCCACGATACAGGAATCAAAATCCTGTGCCTTGACCACTTGGCTAAGGGGCAATATGCTATTCTTTTGTTTCAAAGAGTACTGCATTTTTATTTGCTGTTTCAAGCTCTGTGAAGTTATCCTTGCCTTTTACAACATTTGGATTGCCATTACAGGCATTACAAGGCTTTTCACAATATAACTTATGTCTATGTTTGCACTGGTAACAGTGCTTATCCTGATTACCCATTATTTATCACCTGCCTGTCTGTGATTAGCTCTGTAAGAATCAAAGCCATCCGGATAACGCGCTATAAGCTTATCTATGTTTGTCTGCATTACATCATCAAGACCGAATCCGCAAGCTTCGCAAATCATAGCAACGTACCACATTACATCGCCGCACTCTTTCTTAAGATGCTCTAAGTCTATTCCTTTTTCGTGGAATATGCCTTTTTTAACAAGGTCTGATACTTCGCCAGCTTCACCAGTTAAGCCTAAGACACCATTAAGAAGTCCTGCTATGTCATTTATGTTGCTACACTTAGCATTGTTTTCTGTTAAAGGGCTAAGTGGAAGCTTGCCAGTTAATTCAATATATAATCTACGATATGCCTTTTTATCGTTAGTACGCATAGCCAATTTTTGGTATTCATTGCCCTGCATTTCTAACTCCTAACTTTTTTATTTTTTAAAATTTTTTGGAATTTACTCGGCTGAATTAGCCGTTTTGATGTGTGTATTCATTGAATATCTTGTGAATAATTAAGATGTGTCTATTATACACCTATCTATCAGATTTGTACAGTAGATTTATTGATTATATTATATGGGTTATTATCAAAGCTATATATTAATAAATATAATGGTTATTGTATATAGTTTAATAAATTATTATTGGTTGGTTATGTATATATAAATATATATAATAAGCCTTTTTATCTTTGAGAATATTTGAGTGACTTAGTTAGGCTCGCAATGCGTGTATATATAACCCCCACGCCCTGCGTTTGTACATCTTGCACAATGAAATCAGCCAGAGCGGAGCGATTACGCAATAAATAATTATCATGCAATCGCTGTCAATCCGCTTGTTTACTGGTTTTGTCGTACTTTTATCGTTCAAATGTTCTGTTTTGTCACTTCGCTAAAGTCTAATTTAGCGAAATGCTGTTATCGTGAGTCAAACAGCTAGAATCCGCTTGTTTACTGGCTTTGTGGGTTTTCTTGTACATCTTGCACAATGATTTCTTGTTGTGCAATTTGACGAACATTAGAGCCTTGAGCGCTTCCAGATGTGCCGAGCTGTGGAAGGTCTGCGGCTGTCTTGATAACCTTTGTAGTGCTTTCTCTGCTGACACCCGGCAAATTCCAAGCAAAGTGCCGGTTGAGTATCGCAAGGATTCCGACGGGGTTTTTGTTGCCGGTTGCGAGCTTGTTCGATAGACTTTCTTCACGAAAAATGCGCAGTTTTTGCACAATATCGAAGCCTTTTGTACTTAGTTTTCTCTCATCTGCTCCCCAGTCCATTAATGTATCGTAATTAATACCTGTCAATAAACTATATCCCATTATACTACATTCTTTATCATATACAGAACATAAATAATAATATATATATAATATATACTCTAATTTATCTAAATCATACATATAAAAATTACTATCCATTATGCAGCTAGTGTTATTTTTATTAATATTATTACTTAACTTTAATATACTTTTATCACTGAAAACATATTTATTAATATACATTAGGGCAGCATTCCATCTGCTTTGTGGCTCTTTGGTCATGTCTTCGATGTTGTGCTCTTCGCAAAACTGCGACAAATAAAGCTCTATGTCATTCTGAAATACTTCGGGTGTATCTGGTGTTCCTTGTAATTTCTCCATGTGTTCCCCTTTCTGCTGGATCTGCTCCAGCTAATTAATTATTATATATACTAATAACATAAAAATAACCCGATAACAATATTAATATTATCGGGTGTAAATCTTATATATTTAATTATTAGCAATATAATAACACAATAAATATAATTAATCAATAGGCATTAAAAAAGCGATGTATAAAAATATACACCGCCTAAATCATATTATCTTATATCTGTTATTTTTACAAGTGACCTCACAAGATTTTCTTCGTCTTTCTGCAAGATTTCAAAATTTGCGATTATTGGCATGTTATTCTCATCGTCGCCAACCCAGCAACAACCAGAATCAAAGATTTCTTCTTCGTCTCCGTCGTCGCTCTGCCATAAATCAGCAAGTCTGATTTTCTCTCCAACCTCTAACATATTACCATTGTACATTTTAAACTCTTTCATATCATCCACCTTTTAACCTTTCTTATAAGCATATATGACAGTCTGTCACTTTTTCGCCATCTTTAATCTCTGGCAATTCAACTATTCGCGCGCCTCTGTTATCTGTTGCATATGTGCTTGGGTAACTTTTTGAATTAATAACCGCAGCTATATATTCCCTTTTCTGTTCGTCTTTCTTGATTGCTAAAAATAATCTCATATTCTGCACCTTTCAGCCTTTCGGCTGTCCTTTCTTAATTTGTACCCTTATTATATAACGCTATCGTTATATAGTCAAGTAGTATTTTAAAATTCTTTTTAACTATTTAGAATGGGCATTCGTCGGAGCTTGTACAGGTTGGAGCTTTCGCCTTTTCTGCTTCCTGTACTTTCTCCATTACAGCCGCCACGATAAAGCCGTTAAGGCTATCACCTGCCGCCGCTCTGATTCGTTCCTCATCTTCTTTTTTAAACCTTACAAGGCTTTTAAAATATGCTTTATTATCATATTTTTTTATAGCTCTTGCCTGTGCTTTAGATACTGCCATCAAATCAACTCCTTTTATAAAGATAACTTTATTATATAGTAGCGTTATATCAAAGTCAATAAAAATATAAAGATAACTTTATTATATAGTAGCGTTATATATTTATATATAGATAGCTTTATACATACTGCACAATAAAAATATATAGATAGCTTTATATATTTGTTACATTTTGCAACTTGTAATTGTATAAAGATAGCTTTATAATAAGAGCATAAATAAAAGGCGGTCACTCCTACCAAGAACGAACCGCCACCAATCAAAAAGAAAGGTAAGCCGATTATATCACAGTCGGCGAAATGGTACAAGGTTATGAGATTTGAAGAGTTGTTTATCACAATGCATTGCGATTTTTTCGAGGTTCACAAAAACGGAAAGATTGAGCGTATAGAATATGAGGGAAGCGGCAAGATGTTTACAGCTTCCAAGAAGTATTTTAATGATGTAGTTAAAGATTTTTATATTATTAGAGCCAAAAACAGCAATGATTTAGGCTTAATGATTAGATTATAAGGAGGGGTAAATATGAATTGGCAAGTTATAGAAACACAATATTTCAGTGAATTTGAAAGTCCTAAAGAAAAAATTGTGGCACAATTTGATACCTTAGTTTTGGCGGAAGATTTTGTTAATTTAGTTATTCCGAAAGATACACGCGACAGATTCAAGATTGAACATATTAATAAGGAGGCATGAATTATGAAGATTTTACTTGAAAAGATTAAGAAGTTGGAACGGTTGGAGAAAGCCGCAGACGAAGCAGAAAGCAGATGGACAGAACAGCCAGAAAGCGAAGAATTAGAAAATGCCTTCGATGAAGCATACAAGGCAGAATTTGACGCATATATCAGCGCTGCGAAGTATATCGAATATATGACAGGCGGCGCGATTGATTTTATGAAAGCAAAGGAATTGATACAGACTAAACGCGCGGAGCTTTTGCAGCTCTTAGCATAATTAGCAAGGTTGGCATTTCCGGGGTTCGATTCCCCGGCTTGCTCTCGCTATAAATGATTGATTTTTATAGCAATAAATGATATATTATTATTAATTTCTACTTGGTAGATTAAAATAGTATATCTTTATTTATTAATTTTTAAAAAATGGAGGTATAAGAACATGGAATGGTACGCAGACAGAGAGGTTACAAGTAAGGAAAGAGAAGCAATTGACGAAGCACTAAGCACTTTTAATTACAATTTAAGCGATGATGATATTCAGAGATGGATAAATGACGACACTATATCTTTAAATACATGCAGAAACGGTCGTGATGTTGTCTGGATCCTGTTAGAAGATAATAACGAAGCGTGTGTATATGTCGATAGCCTGAAAAGTCTTACCAGCGCGGAAATCGAAGAACAATTATAATAGAAAAAGGGAGGAAGAAAATGCAAAAGGTAAAAAAAGCAGCCGCACAGCTAGACAGCCGCGCGGCTGTCTCTTTATTGAAAAATTTAAAAAATAATCAAATTGCTATTGAAAACTACGATGATTTTTGTGTGCTTTATGAAAAAGCTATCGCGTGCGAAGATTGCGGGCTTGCTACGCTCTTCTCTGACGGTTCATTTATTGTTAAACAAGAAATGCACGGTGATTATATTAATCTAATAATTAATTTTTCTACGAAATTTACAGAAAAAGGTTCTGTTTTGGCAGAGCTGGATTGCTTAAGGCTAGATTTTTTTAACAAAGACGGATTTGATGAAAATAACACAATGCCGACGATTAAGGCAATTGAAAATAGGCAACAGCAATTTAAATATGTCGGTAAAATAAAAATTGAATATAGCCCGGATTCTGATAATGTTATAGAGTGGGAAAACTCTTTAATTAGCGTTCTGGCGCGTCGCGGATATGCAAACCCTATTGGATACTTAAACATGCAAAGCGGTGCCGAAGAGATTCGCGCGAATTTAAAAGCGTGTATAAATATTTTTAGGGGGATATTGACCTGCGTCGATTATCTTCTTAAGCACCCAGAAGAGAAGCAGAGAGAAAGACAAGCAAGAAGCTTCAAGAAAAATAATTTAAACGGTGAAAATCTGCAAACGCAAAGCAATAGTGTGCAAACAATTTCTTTGAACTCATTGAAATTTAAAACAGCGGACAAAAAGGTTGTAAATGTGTTAAAAAGTAAAAAAATTCATCGAATAGCAGAAAGCTGGAGTGTTCGGGGACATTATAGACATTATAAGAGCGGAAAGGTAATTTTTATCGAAGGATTCGAAAAAGGCAAAAATCGCGGACATGCACCACAGAAGAAAAAAAGA